ACAGTGTATGTTAGTTAAAGACCTAGCAGACTTCAAACTCTACGTGGTTAATAACCTCGTTAAAGTTATAGAGAGCACAGATAACCCAAAAGAAAAAACAACTGCACTCAGAGCACTTGGTGAAGTTGATGGCGTTGATGCGTTTAAGAAGAAAACAGAAGTTGTACATAAAATGGAGACGATGGAAGAAGTTGAAAAAGAACTTTTAACAATGTTAAACGAATTTAAGGCAAAAGGACTCATCAAAGAAGGACCGCAAACCATAGAAGCTGAAGTAATAGAAGAAATTGTGGAAGAAATTGATGACACAAGCAGTGGAGAATAAGGAAGAGAAGTTAACCCCAGAAAAAGTGGCGCAGTTAATGTTAGCTGTACCCAAGATGACTGAGGAACAGAAAAGAAATACACTCGCTAAGATAAGAGTATTTAAACAGCAGTGGGTTAAAGAACACGGGAAGGATAACTTTTTAGACTTTATCCAGCACGTCTACCCAGGCTACATGATAGGAGCGCACCATCGGAGGCTTGCTAAGATATTTGAGGACATTGCGAACGGCGTCAAGAAACGCGTTATTGTTAACATTGCTCCGAGGCACGGGAAGAGTGAGCTTGTTTCATATCTTGCTCCAGCCTGGTTTCTTGGGAAATACCCTCATAAGAAAGTTATTATGGCCTCGCATACAGCTGATCTTGCTGTTAACTTTGGTCGTCGGGTTCGTAACTTGGTTGGCAGTGATGCTTATAAAGATATATTTCCTGAAGTAGAATTGCAGGCTGACTCAAAGAGCGCATCAAGATGGGGGACAAATTATAATGGAGAGTATTTTGCAATTGGTGTGGGTGGTGCCCTCGCTGGTCGCGGGGCTGATTTGTTTATCATTGATGACCCACACTCTGAGCAGGATGCTAAGCTTGGACGAGCTGATGTATTTAAGCCTGCTTGGGAGTGGTTTCAGTCTGGCCCTCTTCAACGTCTTATGCCTGGCGGTGCGATCATCGTAGTGATGACAAGGTGGTCTAAGTTAGACTTGACTGGTGAAATTGTAAACCAGATGGTAAAGAATGAAGGTGTTGATGAATGGGAAGTTGTAGAGTTTCCAGCCATATTGAATGAAGGTACAGAAAAAGAAAAAAGTTTATGGCCTGAGTTCTGGCCGTTAAAAGAATTACTAGCAAAGAAAGCTGCATTAGATGTACGTTATTGGAATGCTCAATATTTACAAAACCCTACGTCAGAAGAAGGTGCATTGATTAAAAGGGAGTGGTGGAAGATATGGGAAGAAGAAGATCCACCTCAATGTGAGTTTACTATTATGGCACTTGATGCGGCACAAGAAGCAAATAACCGTGCGGACTATAATGCGTTGACAGTATGGGGCGTCTTTTTTAACGAAGAAACCAATAACTATAATATAATACTACTAAATAGCATCAAGCAACGACTAGAGTTTCCTGAGCTTAAAGAACTTTGTATACAAGAATATAAAGACTGGGAACCTGACGCATTTTTAGTAGAAAAGAAATCTAACGGCGCTGCACTCTATCAAGAGTTTAGACGTATGGGAATCCCTGTAGGTGAATTTACGCCAGGTAAAGGGCAAGATAAAATATCCCGTGTAAATGCCGTGTCAGATCTATTTAGAAGTGGTATAGTATGGGCTCCAGATAGACGATGGGCGCATGAGGTTATTGAAGAGTGTAACGATTTCCCAAGTGGAGCGAATGACGACTTAGTTGACTCAACAACGTTAGCATTGATGAGGTTTAGACAAGGCGGATTTATTAGATTACCAAGTGACGAACCTGAAGATATATACAGTTTTCAAGGTCGTGGTAAAAAATTATATGCATTATAGGAAAATAAATTATGGCAGATATAGATAAAAGTTTAAGTCAAGCTCCTTTAGGTTTAGAAGAGTTAGCACAAACACAACCCGATTTAAGTATTGAAATAGAAAATCCAGAAAGTGTTACGTTAGATGACGGTAGCATGGAAATTACAATTGTTCCTGGTAAAGAACATAACGATGAATTTAATGCTAACTTAGCAGAAGAGTTAGATGAAGGACAACTTACAGAATTATCTGGTGATCTTATTGGTGAATATGATACGGATATAAGTTCTAGAAAAGATTGGTTAACAACTTATGTAGATGGCTTAGAGTTACTAGGTCTTAAGATTGAAGACCGCACAGAACCGTGGCCCGGTGCTTGCAATGTATACCACCCCTTAATGACAGAAGCGCTGGTTAAGTTCCAAGCTGAAACTATGATGGAAACATTCCCCGCAGCTGGCCCAGTTAAAACACAAATCATAGGTAAGCAAACTCCTGAGAAAGAAGAATCTGCACATCGTGTCCAAGAAGACATGAATTACCAATTGACTGATATGATGCCTGAGTATAGACCTGAACATGAACGCATGTTATGGGGACTAGGTTTAGCAGGTAATGCATTTAAGAAAGTTTATTTTGATCCATCATTACAACGTCAAGTAGCGATGTATGTGACTGCAGAAGATATTGTAGTTCCATATGGTGCATCTAATTTAGAAACAACAGAACGTGTTACACACGTGATGAGAAAAACAAAGAATGAACTTCGTAAATTACAAGTTGCAGGATTTTATCGTGATGTAGATTTAGGCGAACCATTCTTAGATATTGACGAAGCTGAGAAAAAGATTGCAGAAAAGTTAGGATTTAATCCGTCAGAAGATGATAGATATAAAATTCTTGAAATGCATGTTAACTTAGATTTAGAAAATGGTGATAGTGAAGATGGTATTGCAGTACCTTATGTTGTAACAATTGAAAAAGGTACAAGTACTATTTTAGCTATACGTCGTAATTGGGATCCAGAAGATAAGTTAAAAGCTAAGCGTCAACACTTTGTGCATTACGGTTACATACCAGGATTTGGTTTTTATTGTTTTGGTTTAATTCATTTGATAGGTGCCTTTGCAAAATCCGGTACTATGATCTTACGTCAACTTGTTGATGCGGGTACTTTATCAAATTTACCAGGTGGTATGAAGTCACGTGGTCTTAGAATTAAAGGTGATGATACTCCGATTGCTCCAGGTGAATGGCGTGACGTAGATGTACCAAGTGGTGCTATCCGTGACAACATTTTACCTCTTCCATATAAAGAACCTTCACAAGTATTAAATTCATTGATGAATCAAATCATCGAAGAAGGTCGTGCATTTGCTAATGCTGAAGGATTAAAAGTTTCTGACATGTCAGCTAACGCACCTGTTGGAACAACATTAGCAATTCTTGAAAGAACATTGAAAGTAACGTCAGCTATTCAAGCTCGTATTTACTATGCGATGAAACAAGAGTTTAAACTTCTTAAAGGCATCATTCGTGATTACACACCACCAGAATATAATTATGATCCAGATGTAGGTGATCGTCGTGCTAAACAATCTGATTATGATGATGTAGATGTAATTCCAGTAAGTGATCCAAATGCAGCAACCATGTCACAAAAGGTTGTGCAATATCAAGCTGTTATGCAAATGGCACAAGCTAATCCACAAATCTATGATCTAGCAGAACTTAATAAACAAATGTTAGAAGTATTAGGCGTTAAGAATATTGGTAAACTTATTCCAGCTGCAGAAGATAGAAAACCTAAAGATCCTGTAACTGAAAATATGGCAATCATTAATGGTTCCCCTGTTAAAGCATTTATCTATCAAGATCATGAAGCTCATATTAAAGTTCATATGGCAGCAATGCAAGATCCTAAGATAGCAGCACTTATCGGTCAAAATCCTCAAGCACAAACTATTCAAGCAGCAGCTATGGCACATATTAATGAACATATTGCATTTGAATATAGAAGACAAATTGAACAAGAGTTAGGTGTTCCATTACCAGCTCCAGATCAAGTATTACCAGAAGATGTAGAAGTTCAAATATCTCGTTTGTCTGCTGATGCTGCTCAAAAACTATTAGGTAAAGATCAAGCTGAAGTTGCACAACAACAAATTGCTCAACAACAACAAGACCCATTAATCCAAATGCAACAACAAGAACTTCAAATTAAACAACAAGAAGTTCAAATTAAAGCACAAAAAGCAATGGCTGATATCCAACTTGAACAAGAAAAATTAATGCTTGAAAAAGCTAAGTTTGATTCTCAAGAAAAATTAGAAGGCGCTAAAATTGGTATAAAAGTTGGTGCAGATAAACAAAAAACAGAGATGGATGCTCAAAAATTTCAAGCAGAACAACAAGCACGTGGAGTTGAATTAGGTTTAGATGTTGCTAGAACTAATCTTGATCATGCACGCCGAAAAGAATTAACGCAAATGAATAAGGAACAAATACAACAACCCAAGGAGTAACACATGGACTCAACGCTAGAACTATTATTGTCTCGAATAGATGATCAGCGCAAAACAGTATTAATGAATTTGGCAGACGGAGCAGCAAAAGATTTTGCTTCATACCAAAATATGACCGGATATATTCGAGGTTTATCCGTAGCAGAAGGAATTATTAAAGACCTCGCACAAAGAATGGAGACGTTTGAAGATGAGTGAACAAATTCTTACGATGAATAAGAACTTGGTTGATGCTAATGGCCGACCGATTATTATTCCAACAGTAAATGAAGTAGATGCAGAAGATATACCAATTGAAGAAAGAGGTTTACAACTTCCAGACCCAAAAGGCTATAGAATTTTATGTGCAATTCCAGAAGCAGAGGAAACATATAAAGGTGGCATTGTTAAAGCAGCTGGTGCTAAATCTATAGAGGAACATTCGACTGTAGTTTTATTTGTAGTAAAAGTAGGTGACTTAGCTTATAAAGATGAAGTCAGATTTCCTACAGGTCCATGGTGTAAAGAGGGTGATTTTGTTCTAACACGTGCATATGCAGGTACTAGATTCAAGATCCACGGAAGAGAATTCCGCATTATTAACGACGATACGGTTGAGGGGGTTGTAGAAGATCCTCGCGGCTACACTCGCGCATAAGGAGTAATATATGGCTGACGTAAAAGATGGTGACATTGTATTTGAATATCCAGATGATGACGATATTCCAGGTAATAAAATATCTGATGAAAAAGAAATAAATTTAAAACAGGCTGAACCTAAAGAAGTTAAGGTAGATGCTAAAGCACAAGGGGATCTGGATCTAGAAATAGAAGATGATACTCCTCCACAAGATAGAGGTCGTGAACCTTTACCTAAAGAGATTGTAGAAGAAGTAGAAAATGATGATCTTGAGAACTATTCAGATAGAGTTAAAACTCGAATGGCTCAACTTAAAAAGATGCATCATGACGAAAGACGCGCTAAAGAAGCAGCTGATCGTGAGAGACAAGAAGCAATTAGATTTGCTCAATCACTTGTAGAAGAAAATAAGAAGTTAAAAACTACTTTATCTACAGGTGAAGAAACTTATGTTCAAACACTTAAAAAATCATTAGAGCAACAACTAGATTCCGCTAAACGTGATTATGGTGAAGCTTATGATATAGGTGATAAAGATAGTATTATTGAAGCTCAACAAAAGATGAATGATGCTCAACTTCGTTTGTCTCAAGTAGAGCAATATGCCCCTAAATTTAAAACTTCTTTACAAGAGGCTGAAAATGGGGTATATATACCACAAAATGAACAACCTTCATTTAAACCAGACGACAAAGCTTTAAGGTGGCAAGATAAAAACACTTGGTTTGGTCAAGATGAAGAGATGACAAGCCTTGCATTAGGCTTACATGAAAAATTAGTTAGAAGTGGTATAGATCCCGCATCTGACGAATATTATCGTCGTATCGATGGTACGATGCAAAAACGATTCCCAGAATACTTTGGGGATGCAACGCTAGACGAGGACCAACCCGCCCAGCGCACTAAACCTTCGAATGTAGTTGCTCCGGCAACGCGTAGCACCGCGCCTAAAAAAGTGCGTCTGACAAAGACACAAGTAGCGTTAGCCAAGAAATTTGGTCTAACCCCGGAACAATATGCAAGAGAAACTTTAAAATTGGAGAACGCAAATGGATAACAACAGACAAGATCGTGAATTACAAACAAGAGAAGAATTTCAAAGACCTGATAGCTGGAAACCCGCATCATTATTACCTGAGTTTAAAAAGGTACCTGGTTGGGCTTATCGATGGATTAGAACAAGTCTTCTTAACGATGCTGATAATCTAAATGTTTCTTCAAAAATGCGTGAAGGATGGGAACCCGTTAAATTAGCGGACCACCCTGAAATGAGAATAATGGTTGACCAAAACTCTCGCTTTAAAGAAGGCGTTGAAATTGGTGGACTATTATTATGCAAGATTCCAGAAGAGTTCGTTGCACAACGTAAGGCTTACTATGAAAACAAATCAAAACAGCAAGCCGATGCAGTTGACAACAGCTTTATGAAACAGAATGATCCTCGTATGCCTCTCTTCGCAGAGTCAAAAGCAACGACTTCATTCGGTAAAGGTAAATAATATAAACATTTAAGGAGATTAAAATGGCATATCCAACCATTAACAGTCCTTATGGTTTTGAACCAGTTAATCGTTATGATGGTATTCCTTACGCCGGGGCAACTTTACAGATCCCAATTGCGTCAAGTTACAATACTCCAATCTATAACGGTTCTTCAGTAAAAATCGTAGCGGGCGGCACATTAGAATTATCAGGCACTACAACTTCCGGTACTATTATCGGTGTGTTCATGGGTGTTCAATACGTTAATTCATCAGGCCAAACAGTTCAAGCTCAATACTACCCAGGTACTAGCGTTACTAACGCTGTTGCTTACGTAGTTGTTGATGCATCAGCTGAATTCAAAGTAGCATTAACAGTTTCAGGCGCTCCTACAGTAGTAGTTGGTGCTAATGCAACTATTGTTGGTACAAACTTAGCTGAAATTCAAAACGGTACTGGCTCAACATCAACAGGTAATTCACAAGCTTCATGCGTGATTCCTGCTAACGGTGCTGGATCAACAACAACATTACCATGGAGAGTAGTTGCAGTAGTTCCTGACACAGCTTATACATCAGGCTCTACAGTACTTTATCCAGAAGTACTTGTAAAAATTAACAACCCACAGTTGACTGCCCTTACCGGCGTTAATTACGTAGCTTAACTAAGGAGAACATAACATGGCTATTTCACGTGCACAGCTCCTAAAAGAGCTATTACCAGGACTTAACGCGCTATTCGGTTTAGAGTACAAGCGTTACGGAGAAGAACATAAAGAAGTTTATGAAACAGAGACTTCAGAGCGTTCATTCGAAGAAGAAACAAAACTTTCAGGTTTCTCAGCAGCACCAGTCAAAAACGAAGGCACAGCAATCGCTTATGACAATGCTCAAGAAGCTTGGACAGCTCGATACAATCATCAAACTATCGCTCTTGGCTTTTCTTTAACAGAAGAAGCTGTAGAAGATAACTTGTATGACACATTATCAGCACGTTACACAAAGGCTTTAGCTCGCGCTATGGCTTACACAAAACAAGTTAAGGCTGCTGCAGTTCTTAATAATGGCTTCAACACTTCTGGTTCTTACAACGGTGGTGATGGTGTTTCATTATTTAACGTATCTCATCCTCTTGTTTCAGGCGGTACAAACAGCAACACTCAATCAACTCCTACAGACTTGAACGAAACAGCACTAGAAAACGCTGTTATTCAAATCGCTGCATGGACTGATGAGCGTGGCCTATTGATCGCTGCTCAACCACGTAAGTTAATTGTTCCACCAGGTAATCAATTCGTTGCAACTCGCTTGCTCGAAACTGAACTTCGTGTTTCAACAGCTGACAATGATATCAATGCTATTAAGAATAATGGTTCAATCCCAGAAGGTTACGCAATTAACCACTTCTTAACAGACAGCGATTCATACTTCTTAACAACTGATGTACCTAACGGCATGAAACACTTTGTGCGTACTCCGTTATCTACTTCTATGGATGGTGACTTTGATACTGGTAACGTTCGTTACAAGGCTCGTGAGCGTTATTCATTTGGTTGGTCAGATCCTCTCGGTATGTGGGGTTCACCAGGTGCTTAATTAGCAACTGGCTACGTACTACTAAGGGACCTGCTTAAAACACAGGTCCTTTTTTCATGGTTTTCTCTAGGACTTTGTATCGCAAAAAGAGCAATATATGCGTAGCTACAACGTAGCTTAGTAAAAATACAATACAAAGGAGAACAATATGTGGACTAAACCAGCAGCAACAGAAATGAGATTTGGCTTTGAAGTAACTATGTACGTAATGAACAAGTAATAAAAACGTATGACTAAGACCCCTAGAAATAGGGGTTTTCTTTTTATATTATGCTATAATGCTTGCAAATAGTGCCATTTCAGGTATTATTTGGGAATCCGGGTTACCCGGTTCATTAGACTGTCCCGGCAGACGCATACAAGACTAATGAGCCTAACTTTGTATGAAGGAAAATATCATGGCACAAACAACATTTAGCGGCCCAGTCGCGTCTCAAAACGGTTTTATTGGCGGTACAGCAACAGATCCAATCGTAGTAACAACATCAGGCAATATCAGCCAATCATATGCAACTACATCTGCAACATCAGGTGATACACGCTTATCTTATAACAAACTAACATTTACAGCAGCAGGTTCTGGCGAAACATTAAGAGCTTTCTCAGTAGTTAATACAGGTACAGCAGCAGTAGGCGGTACAATTAACGGTGCTCACATCTCTATGGAAGTAGATTCTGCAGGCGCAATTTCAGGTGCAGGTAATGCACTACGCGCTACTTTAGGTGGTACAGCAACTGCTCAAACAGGTACATTAGCAGTTATTCAAGCTGATACTAATTTTGGTGCAGGCGTTACAGTTCCAGCTTCAGCATCATTTATTAGAGTAACAGATTCTGGTGCTACTACAGGTGCTATTACTAACCTCTTTAACTTACCATCAGCATTAGTTCCAGCTAAGTCAGCAGCAGCAGTGACTCACACAATTAAAATATTAGTTGGTAGCACTCCTTACTACTTAATGGTTTCTAACGCACAATAATGGAAATCACAAAAGACTTTCTTTTGTCTGAGATTAAGCGTCTTGAGGCAGAGCGTAACCAAGCATCTAGTTTTGTTACAGCTTCTCAGGGCGCCATCGATGCATATACTGCGTTGGTGGAAAGATTAGACGTTAAAGAAGAAAAAGGAGAATAATATGTCGATGCAATATGATGTAAAACAAGCACACTTAAATTCTAGTGGCTATTTCGTAAACTACCCTGTACGTGTTAAAGGTGTATCATTTGCAGGTGCAGCTACTGCTGGATATATAACTTTATTTGATACGTCTTCAACACCTGTTTCATCAAGTGTAACATATGCACAAACAGCTAATACTGTAACAGTAACTAAAACTGCACACGGTTTATCTACAGGCGATGTTATTGGTATTCACTTCCTATCAAATTCTGGTGTTTCAGCTACTGATGGTACATATTCTATTACTAAAACAGGCGCAGATACATTTACCCTTACAGATATTAACTCGCGTAGTATTACTAGCACTGCAGCCGTATATGCTGTCGGTAAATGGTTACTTACTTATGAAACTGTAGCTACTGATATATTTACTAATGTTCCGTTCATTCCAGGTGAAGGCATAAGAGCTGAAACAGGTGTATATGCTTACATGGTTAATATGGATGCGGCACAAATAATTTATGGCTAACAAGAAAAAAGGTCCTAGCTTAGCTATCGGACGCGGTGAAAAACTTCCTGTATCGAAAGGTGCAGGACTCACGGCTAAAGGTCGTGCTAAATATAATGCAGCAACGGGGTCTAATTTAAAAGCTCCGCAACCTCAAGGTGGTCCACGTAAGAAGTCATTCTGTGCAAGGATGTCTGGTATGCCTGGTCCGATGAAAGATGAAAAAGGTAGACCTACTAGGAAAGCCGCATCACTAAAAAGGTGGAATTGCAAATGAGTACAGAACGAGAACTAGCAGAACACGGTGTTGAAATTAAACACATTCAAGCGGATGTAGATACTATTATGGAAGATATGGATCAATTAAAAGCTCGATTAGATAGTATTGAAAAGACACTAGAAGAAATTAAGGGTGGCTGGAAAGTATTTATTTTTATTGCTGGTTTAGGATCAGCATTTATTAGTTGGTTAGTTACCCATTGGTTTAAGTAGGAGTTTATATGAAAGCTTTTATAGACAGAATATTTAAAAAAAGGAAACACGATGCTGAACAAATTGAAGAAAATAAAGCAATACTTATCAAACAAATTGAAACATCTATCAAAGAAGTTGTAGAAGAAGTAAAAGAAGAATTAAAAGAAGCAGAAGTTTTTACAAAACCCGGTCATTACTTTAATGATTGTAACTGTGTAAAATGTGTAAGATGGAGAAACCAAGATGCCAAGTAAATCTAAAGCACAACGTAATCTAATGGCAGCCGCAGCTCACAATCCTGCGTTTGCTAAAAAGGTAGGGGTTCCTGTGGCAGTTGCGCAGGAGTTTAATAAAGCCGATAAAGGCAAAAAATTTGGGAGTGGTGGTATGGCTAAATCAGATATGAAAGAAGATACAAAGATGGACAAAACACAAGACAAGGCTATGATTAAAAAAGCTTTTGCTCAACATGATGCACAAGAACACAAAGGTGGCAAAGGTACTAAGTTAGCTCTTAAAAAAGGTGGTATGGCTAAGAAAATGAGTAAAGGATGCGGTTATGTTTCTGGCGGTAAAGTATCTCAACTAGCTAAAGCTAATGGTATTGCTATTAAAGGTAAATCAAAAGGAAGGAACGTTTAATCATGGCTAAAGATAAATTTGACAAGGCTTTTGAAGATATGAAATCAGGTAAAATTCAAGGACCTACAAATGATGATATGAGTCCTCGACAAAAAGAGACTCTTACAACTAAAGACGATATAGCTAGAAATGAAATGGCTGCAGAAAAAAAAGATAAATATCTAAAAAGTTATGGCACTGGTTTAAAAGATAGTTTGTCTGACTATAAACGTAGGGGTGATCTTGGTATTGCTATGGGCAGGACTGTAAGCCCAGAAGGACAAGGTTATGAAGAGATGCGCGATGCTATTAGATCAGAAAGAAAAAAATCTGGCATGCCAGCTGTAGAAGATAATATGAAAAAAGGTGGTACTATCAAAGCTAAAAAAATGGCTTCAGGTGGTAAAGTATCTCAATTAGCTAAAGCTAATGGCTGCGCTGTTCGTGGTAAAACTAGAGGAAAGATCTGCTAATGAGACCTTCACGTGGTATGGGCGCTATAAAGAAAACTAAAATACCTAGTGCTACTGAGAATAAAATGCCTAAAGGCGTCGTTAAAAAACGTCGTGATAATACTGACTTTACTCAGTTTAAAGAAGGTGGACCTGTAGGACTATATGCAAATATAAATGCTCGTAAGCAAAAAGGCATTTCACGTCCTAAATCAAAGTCTACAATAGATCCTAAAGCGTATGCAAACATGAAAGCAGGATTTCCTAAAAGGAAAAAATAATGGTAGATAGAACCACAGGCACCACGAGTTTTAACTTAGATTTAAATAACCTCGTTGAAGATGCATTTGAACGTTGCGGCCAAGAGTTACGTACTGGGTATGATCTACGTACTGCACGTCGTTCTTTAAACTTACTTACTATTGAGTGGGCTAATCGCGGTATTAATATGTGGACTGTTGAACCTGGTCAAATTCAGTTAAACCAAGGTCAAATCATGTATGCGTTGCCTACAGATACAATCGACTTACTTGACATGGTGACTAGAACTGGCACAGGTCAGAACCAACAAGATATTAATATTAGCCGCATTTCTGAATCTACCTACATTACAATCCCTAATAAAAATGCAACAGGTCGTCCTATTCAAGTGTGGATTAATAGACAGAGTGGTCAAGAGAACCCTACTGATTTATATACTGACGGTGCCGTTACTTCTACAGCGACTACGATTAACTTAACTTCTATTGTAGGTTTAGCTCAGTTTGGCTTTATTAGGTTAGATAACGAAACGATTCAATATGGTGGTGTTACAACGACAACAAGTGGCTCTACAACATATTACCAATTAACTGGATGTATACGTGGTGTTAACAATACGGTAGCTGCAACTCATACAACCGCTACTAGAGTATTTGTACAGAACTTACCTACTGTAAATGTATGGCCAGCACCTGAACAAAGTAATTTTTACCAATTTGTATATTACAGATTAAGACGTATTCAAGATGCAGGCAATGGATTGACAGTTGAAGATATTCCGTTTAGATTTATTCCTTGTATGGTTGCAGGTTTAGCTGCGTATTTAAGTATGAAATTACCTAATGTGTCTCCTGATAGAATTGCAATGTTAAGAGCTGATTATGAAGCAGCATTCCAATTAGCAGCTGACGAGGATCGTGAAAAAGCGCCTATAAGATGGGTACCACGCGAACAGTTTTTTAGGGGCTAAGTAATGCCAACCAATTACGCAAGCGCCAAGAACTCGATTGCCCAATGTGATCGATGTGGATTTAGATACAAACTAAAAGAACTTAAACGCTTAGTTATTAAGACAAAAAATGTTAATATACTAGTGTGTCATGAATGCTGGGAACCGGATCAACCACAATTACAACTTGGTATGTACCCAGTTAACGATCCGCAAGCAGTACGTAATCCAAGACCTGATTTAGGTTATTATGAGTCTGGTTTAAATGGGTTACAGACAAACGAAACAACAGGGACTTCTACATCACAAACAGGTGTTCCTTTAATGGGTAGTAGAGTCATACAATGGGGCTGGAATCCAGTAGGTGGAGCTAGTTATTTCGATGCACCATTAACACCTAATTACTTAGTAGGAACAAGTGTATTGGGTGATGTAACAATATCAATATCTTAAGGAGAAACAAAATGGCATTTAAATCAGGCGCAGACGGTATTACCAAACAAGGTAAAACTAAAGGTCGTAACTTAGGTGACGACGGAGCTAAAGTAGCTATTGAAACAGGTCCAAAACATTCAGGTTCTAAAGGCGGTAAAAAGAACATTGATATGAAAACTATGGGACGTGGTATGGCTAAAGTTGCAGCACAGAAAAAAGGATAATTATCATGGCAAAAAACGACTTTCCAAAACCAACACCAGCAGAATCATATCCGCTAGGTCACGCTAAAGAAAACAAAGACGCTAGTGAATACACTGGATTTAAATATCCATCAGGTGGTACTGGCGATGATCTTAATGTTTATAAACAACCGATGCCTAATCCAAACGGTACAGACATTGGCTTTTCTCAAGACCCTAACAAGTTAAGAGCTCAAGACTTAGATCAAAGTACAGGTAGACAACGTGTAAGCGCAGGTGATCCAGCGTCTAAGAAAATTAATAGACATGGTGAAAAAACTATGCGTGGTTACGGTGCAGCTACTAAAGGCATCAAAACAAGAGGCCCGATGGCGTAATAAATGACGTACACTGAACTTGTCGCACAAATACAGGACTACACAGAAAATACGTTTACTACAACGGATATAAACACGTTTATAACCCAAGCAGAACAACGTATTTACAACACGGTCCAATTACCTGCACTACGCAAAAATGTGACAGGTTCGTTAAGTACTGGCAATAAGTATTTAGCTATGCCTTCTGATTGGTTAGCTACATTTAGTTTAGCTGTTATTAATACAGACAACGAATACTTATATCTCTTAAACAAAGATGTGAACTTTATTAGGCAATCATTTCCTGATACTGATTCAGCTTTTTATGGTGAACCACAATACTATGCGGTGTTTAACTCTACATCGTTTATTGTAGGCCCAACACCTGATGCTAATTACTCAGCAGAACTTCATTATTTCTATTACCCTGAGTCAATTACTACAGCAGGCACTTCATGGATAGGTAATAACTTTAGCTCCGTGCTTCTTTATGGGTCTTTATTAGAGGCTTATACTTATATGAAGGGCGAAGCAGATGTGATGGCTACTTATAAATCTCGTTATGATGAAGCAATGTTATTACTCAAACAACTTGGTGATGGCAAAGATAGACAGGATGCATACAGATCAGGTCAAGTTAGATACCCAGTTCAATAAAGGAAACTAAATTGTCAATCGGCCAAACATTAACAACAAGTTTTAAAGTTCAAATTTTAGATGGTATACATAATTTTGGTGTGGGCGTTATTCGTGCAACTACTGCGGCGGATACATTTAAGATAGCTTTATACAGTACATTAGCTACACTTAACTCTACAACAACAGAGTATACAACACAGGATGAAGTTACAGGTACAGGCTATACAGCAGGGGGTAACACATTAGTTATATCTCAAGCGCCTACCTCAACAGATACTGAAACAGTGGCATGGTTAAACTTTGAGAATTCAAGTTGGGCTAACGCTACCTTTTCAGCAGACGGTGCTTTAATATATAATAGCACTCAAGGTAACAAAGCAGTAGCAGTGTTAAACTTTGGAAGTACTAAAACTACGGCCAATCAAACTTTTACAGTAACATTCCCGGCGTCTACATCAAGCGCTGCACTTATAAGGATCACATAAATGACAACAGTATCTTCTGTTTTTTCAGAAGCACCGCAAGTTAAAGTAAGTAATGTAAGACCGTTAGAAAAAGATTTATATAAAATGATGTGGAACATACCAGAGTATAGACATGTAGCTCCTGGTGAACTCATCGCACAAGAATTTTTGAATCAAGCTAAACCTCCTAAGGGGGCATCAGTCATAGACTTAGGATGTGGTACAGGGCGTGGCGCTCTTAACCTAGCTTTTTTTGGTGGCTTAGACGTCACTATGGTTGACTTCGCAGATAATTGTTTAGACGAAGATATTCGACCGATGTTAGAAACACAGAAGCATGCTATGCGATTTGTAGAGGCAGACTTATCTGAACCCCTACCTGTTAAAGCAGCTTATGGATTTTGTACGGACGTGATGGAGCATATTAGACCTCATCATGTAGATAAAGTATTAGATAATTGTTTGGCTGCTTGTCAGCATGTTTTCTTTCAGATTGCTACTGAAGATGACTTAATGGGTAAAGTGGTAGGACACAAGCTTCATTTAAGTGTACATCCATATGAGTGGTGGCTAAAAAAGTTTATTGAACGAGATTGTGTTATTCATTGGTCTAAAGAGGCTAACGGATATTGCTTATTTTATGTAAGTGCTTGGATAAAAGGTGAAGATGTTGTCGAAAAAGGTGTTATTAATACTGACGACGAAACTATCAAAGCAAACGTAGAATACAACATTCAAAGAGGGTTTATGCAAGTTCAACCTTATCCTACGAATGACCAAGAAGTTATGATTGTGGGTGGTGGACCATCATTGAGTGAGCACCTTGAAACTATTAGACAAAAGAGGGCTGATGGTGTTAAACTAATCACAATTAATGGGGCTTATAAATGGTGCCTTGACAATGGTATTACGCCTTCTGCTATGGTTATGGTAGATGCTAGACCTTTTAATGCACGATTTACTCAACCTATAGTGGATCATTGTAAGTATTTTATTGCTTCTCAGTGTGACCCTACTATATTTGATGGGCTTCCAAAAGACAGAACTTATATATGGCATACAAGCGCGGAATTGCTAAATGACATATTAGCTAAACATTATAAAACATGGTATCCAGTTCCAGGGGGATCTACAGTTCTTTTAAGATCAATACCGTTATTTAGAATGTTAGGATTTAAACAGTTTCATCTCTTCGGATGCGATTCTTGTTTAGATGAAAAAGAAGTTCACCATGCATATGAGCAACAAGAAAATGATGGACAGCCGATCATACCTGTAAACGTGGGCGGGAAAATATTCAGCTGCAATCCGTGGATGATCTCTCAGGCACAAGAATTTATTGATTTGATTCGTATGCTAGGAGATGAAATTGAATTAAACATTTATGGCGGGTTACTCCATCATATTTTAGAAACAGGCGCTTCATACGCCGACATAAAGGAGATTTAATATGGCTGCATCAGCATGGCAATTATACAATAGTGCCAAAAAATATATAGGTAACGGATCGATCACTCTAGGAGCTGGCGTATTCAAAATGGTATTAGCGACAAGCGCAAGTAATGCATCAACATTTACTTTAACTGCTTACTCACAAATAACAAATGAAATCGCTGCAACAGGTGGTTATACAACAGGTGGTAAAAATTTAGTACCGGCAACGGCATACTGGACAGTAGGCGCTTCAGCAAAACAAATGAAGTTCACAATGTCTTCAGTAGGTTTAGCATTTACAGCTTCTGGTGCTTCATTGACTAATATTAAATACGCGATTCTACGTAACTCAACTGGTGCAACTGCTGGTAGATTACTATGTTTCTGCCAATTATCATCTAGTCAGTTTACTGTTACATCACCAAATACATTGACAGTTTTACCTGCTGCTACCGGCATCTTTACCTTAACTTAAGGATAAGTCGTGGCAACAAGCGGCTGGGGACGCGGAACCTGGGGCTCTTCTGAATGGGGTATGGGCGAAGTAATATCGCCTAGTACTGGAGCTATTTCTAGTGCTATTACTTGGGGTAATAATGGATGGGGCGTAGATGCATGGGGAGGTTACCTTGCACCTTCAGTAGTTAATGGGCAAATTATTGTACCCTCAGTAGGAACTGTTTCAATAACAGGACAAAATCCTCAAGTTGTTACTAATGCTGTAGTTACACCAACAGGGGTATCGGTATTAACAGGGTCTGAACCTAGCGTTATAGTAAGCGGAAATGTAGTTACACCTAGTGTAGGAGCTTTATTATTAGCAGGTGTAGCGCCTTCTGTAGTAAGTGGTGTAATAATAACACCTAGTGTAAATAATTTAAATATTGAAATAAAAGCGCCTCTCGTAGTAAGAGGTACAGTATTATCACTTGTTACAGGCACAATAAATCTACAAGGTATAGCACCTGATGTTATACAACAGAATAATGTATTTAAGACACCTGATACAGGAATATTAACATTAGTAGGCTCAGCACCATCAGCAGTTACAGGTAAGGTTATAACCCCGACAGGTGAATCTGTACTTATAGGATCATCACCAAGTATTCTAGTAACGGGCAATGTAGTCACACCAAATGTAGGCGCTGTAACATTAACAGGCATAGCACCAACAGTACTTACAGGTAGAGTAATAACGCCAGCAAGAGGAGTTTTAACATTAGTAGGTGGAACCTCTACACTAAGTAACCCGAATTGGAATGTAATAAATACATCACAAACACCTGGATGGGTGCAAATAGCAGCATAAAAAACAAATAAATGTAGTAAAATATAGCAAACTATAAAGGAATTTATCATGGCAAGTACATATTCAGCACTGAAAATAGAACTCATAGGAACGGGTGAGCAGTCCGGTACATGGGGCACGACAACTAACACTAACTTAGGCGATGCCGCACTGGGTGAAGCTATTACAGGTTCTGCTGATGTAGCCTTTTCTAGTGCAGATGTTACTGTTACGCTTACGGATTCAAACGCTTCTCAAACAGCTCGAAACTTACGACTTAATTTAACTGGTACTTCAGGTGGTGCTCGTCAACTTATCTTAGGTTCTGGTTGTCAAATTGAAAAACTTTATTTAATTAATAATGGTTTAGCAGACGCAGTTACAGTTAAAAATACAACGGGAACGGGGATTGCAGTTTCAGCGGGTAAATCCATGTTTGTATATAATAATGGCACTAACGTTGTTGATGCAGTAACTCAATTTAACGGCACTATAGCATTAGCATCAGGTGTAAGTGGTACCCTTCCAGTAGCTAACGGAGGTACTGGAGCAACGACTCTTACAGGCGTACTTAAAGGAACCGGCACAACTGCATTTGCAGCGGCCACAGCGGGTACAGACTATGTAGCACCAGGTACAGCCACATCTTTTACTGCTACACAAACATTTACCGGATCTACAACAGTCTTAGGTGCAATATTCCAAGATGCGGCAGAGGTTACAACAATTTCAGCTACAGCTGCAGCGAGCACTATTCAATATGATGTAACTACACAATCTGTTCTATATTATACAACAAGTGCTTCAGGTAACTTTACTATGAACTTTAGAGGTAATAGCTCAACATCTTTAGATACTTTGATGTCTACAGGCCAAGCAGTCACAGTTGTATTCTTATGTACTACAGGCGCAACAGCTTATTATAATAATGCATTAACTATTGATGGCTCTTCAGTTACCCCTAAATATCAAGGTGGTACAGCATGGAGTGCAGGTAATGCTTCATCAATCGATGCTTATTCATACACAATCGTTAAGACAGGATCAGCTACATTCACAGTATTTGCCTCACAAACCCAATTTAAATAGGAATTAAATATGTCATTACTATCACGTCTTGCCGTTACAGCTGCTAGGGCTTATGGTAAATTTGCTGGGGGCGGTGGAACTCCTGCCACAGTGTCTGCTAGTTATTTAGTTGTAGCTGGTGGTGGTGCTGGTGCTGGATATAGTGGTGGTGGTGGAGCTGGAGGTCTTTTAACATCTACAACTACACTATCAACAGCTTCTTCTTATGTTATTACTGTAGGTGCGGGTGGTGCTGGCACGGGTAGTGGGCAAGGTCCTAGTGGAACTAATTCAGTATTTTCGTCTATTGCAACTGCTCTAGGTGGTGGGGGCGGTGGTGGATATAATGGTTTAAATGGTACCCCTGGAGGTTCTGGCGGCGGAGGAGGTACTGGAGTCCCTTCACCGGGTAGTGGCGGTACTGGTACAGCTGGTCAAGGTAATAATGGAGGCGCTGCTGGAGCTTATGCTGGAGCTCCTGGTTCTGGCGGCGGTGGTGGAGGAGCTAGTGCTGTCGGCGGAAATGCTTCTACATATGCATCAGCTGGTAATGGCGGCGCTGGTACTGCATCTTCTATTTCTGGTTCATCAGTAACTTATGCTGGCGGTGGCGGTGGTGGGTGTGGATATTCTGCAGGTACAGCAGGTACTGGAGGTTCAGGAGGTGGCGGTAATGGATGTGGCCCTTCTACTCCTAGTTTTGCTACAAGCGGAACTGCTAACTTAGGTGGTGGCGGAGGAGGTTCTGGATATATAGGTGGATTCTCTGGTTCAGGCGGTTCAGGCGTAGTCATTGTTTCATATACTGCATCAACTGCATATTTCACAGGTGGCACAGTCACATCATCTGGCGGCAAAATAATTCATACATTTATTCAATCAGACGTACTTAGCCCATTAACAGGCACATTACAAGCATCATACCTAGTCGTAGCTGGAGGCGGCGGTGGAGGTTCTGCTCAAGGCGGTGGAGGTGGCGCGGGTGGCTTATTAACTGCAGGATTTTCATTAAATAAATCTTTATCATATACAATTCAAGTCGGTGCTGGTGGTACTGGCAGTACAGCTGGAACTACAGCTTATAATATAGTAGGCGGAAATTCATCTATAGCTGATAGTTTAGGATTGACTACTATTACAGCTTATGGCGGAGGAAAAGGTGCTAATGATGTTGCTGGTGCTACTGGTAATGCTGCTAATGGTGGATCAGGTGGTGGTGCTGCAGGAAATAATACTCAACAAGGTAATGGCACTCCAGGACAAGGCTATAATGGTGGATGGTCATCGAGCACAACTTATGGTGGTGGTGGGGGTGGAGCAAGTGCTGCAGGATCAACTGGCGCAACTTCAGGAGGTAATGGTGGAGCGGGCACTGCATCTTCAATTATAGGTTCATCTGTAACCTATGCTGGCGGCGGCGGCGGCGGATCAAATGGTGGAACTGCAGGCACGGGTGGAACTGGTGGCGGTGCAAATGGATCTTCTACATATACAGTTACTCCTACAGCTGCTCCTGCTAACTTAGGCGGTGGTGGTGGCGGTGGCGGCGGTGGGGGACCTGTTGGAGGCGCTGGTGGCGCTGGTGGTTCTGGTATTGTTATTATTTCATATCCAGGCTCTCAAGTATTTACAGGCGGTACAGTTACATCATCTGGTGGAAACACAATTCACTCATTTACATCTTCAAGTATGTTAGTACCTACTGCAAATTATTTATCAGGTCAATATTTAGTTGTAGCAGGCGGTGGCGGTGGTGGTAGAGATGGCGGTGGCGGTGGTGGCGCTGGTGGATTGTTAACTAATACATCTACTACAATTGATTCTACAGCTACTTATACTATTATTGTAGGTGCTGGTGGTAATGGAGTCTCTCTTAGCAATATTTATCCAAATAATGGAAGCAATTCATCTTTTGGTGCTTTTACTGCTACAGGTGGTGGAGGTGGTGGAGGTGGCGGAACTGCTCCATATCAACCAGGATTAAATGGAGGATCTGGCGGAGGTGCATCTGGATCTAGTGGTACTAGTTATTTGGGCGGATCTGGAATTGCTGGACAAGGTAATAATGGTGGTGGGTCAAATGGTGCTACTAATGGGGGTGGCGGTGGTGGTGGATCTAGTGCTGCTGGTGGAACTAATACAGGAGGCCCAAGTGCTACTGGTACAGGCGGTGCAGGTACAGCATCTTCAATCACAGGATCTAGTGTAACTTATGCAGGTGGTGGCGGAGGTGGATCAAGAGCTGCTGCCGTATCTACAGGAGGTTCTGGAGGTGGCGGTAATGGTGCTGGCGCTAGTGCACCATATCCATCTACAGCAGGAACTGCTAATACTGGCGGAGGAGGTGGAGCTGGTAGCGCATCATTTGGAAATGGTCAAAATGGCGGTTCAGGTATTGTTATTGTCCGCTATACATCAGGTACACAAAAATTTACAGGTGGTACGGTAACTACTTCAGGTGGTGACTATATTCACTCATTTACAACATCAAGCCAATTAGTACCTACTGCAAATGCTTTAGCGGCGCAATATTTAGTTGTAGCTGGCGGCGGTGGCGGTGGTGGATCAGAAGGCGGAGGTGGTGGCGCTGGCGGACTATTATACAATACAACTTCTACTATCGACACTACTATTTCTTATGCGGTTGTAGTTGGTGGTGGTGGAACTGCAGGTGCTGGCGGAAACTCTGGATATAGAGGAGGAAATGGAGGTAGTTCTCAATTTGGTTCTATTATCGCTTTAGGTGGTGGAGGTGGAGGTGGTAATGATACCCCTGACAATCCTGGTGCTACTGGTGGTTCAGGTGGTGGTGGTGCTTCAGCTAGTGGAACTGCTGGATTAGGTACAGCAGGTCAAGGTTACAATGGCGGCGCTGGTGCTAGTGCACCTAATTATTCAGGCGGTGGCGGTGGCGGTGCTAGTGCTGCTGGTACTTCTGGTACAACTACGGTAGCGGGTCCTGGTGGTGCAGGATCAACAATATCTATATCAGGATCAGGACTTAATTATGCTGGTGGTGGTGGTGGATCTACATATAATGGCGGTACTGCCGGTGGTGGTGGTTTAGGTGGTGGTGGCGCTGGTGGTACTGCGCCAAGCCCTGTAGGAGAGGCAGGATCCGCTAATAGAGGTAGTGGTGGCGGTGGCGGTTATGCTCCAGCTTCTGCTCCTTATTATCCAGGTGGTACAGGTGGATCAGGTATTGTTATTGTTCGTTATACATCTGCATCTGCTAAATTTACTGGTGGTACTATCACAACATCTGGCGGTGACCAAATTCATACATTTACTTCATCTGGCGTATTAGCACCTAATACTGGTACATATCAAGCTACATATTTAGTGGTTGCCGGTGGTGGATCTGGGGGTAATACATATGGCGGTGGCGGTGGAGCTGGTGGATATGTAGCAGGCACTACTTATTTAACATCAGGTATATATTATGGTGTTGTAATTGGGGCTGGAGCAAGTATAGTAACTGCTCAATATGCAGCTGGACTTAATGGATCAAATTCATCTTTAGGCAATATTATTGCTATAGGTGGCGGTGCTGGTGGTGGTAATTTAAGTGCTGGAAATGTTACAGGTGCTGCATATGGTGGTTCAGGCGGTGGCGGTGGTGGTAAAGGAGATTACAGTTATCCTGGTGCTCAAGGTTCACCGGGTCAAGGTTATGCAGGTGGAAATGGAAGTACAAGCACTGCAGCAGGTGGTGGTGGTGGTTCAAGTGCTGTAGGAAGTAATGGATCAAGTACAACAGGAGGCGCTGGAGGAGCAGGTACAGCTAACTCAATTACAGGATCATCAGTAACTTATGCTGGTGGAGGTGGTGGATGTGGTACAGGTACCGGAGGTTCTGGCGGGTCAGGCGGTGGTGGTGGCGGCGGTACAGGTTCTACTGTTCCAGGTACTGCAGGTACTGCTAATAGAGGTGGCGGTGGAGGTGGAGGTACAGGTTCTTATGGCGGCGCAGGTGGATCAGGATTAGTTATTCTTTCTATCCCAACTGCTAACTATAATGCTGCTAATGCAGGTGGTGCTCCAACAATCACTACAAACGGATCTAATACTGTGCTAACATTTAATGCATCAGGTTGGTATAAAGCTTAAATAATTTTTAACAAGGAGAAGTAAATGTCACATTTTGCAAAAGTAGAAAACGGAGTTGTAACGCAAGTAATCGTTGCTGAACACTCTTTCATTAGTAGTGGAGTTGTAGGTAATCCAGGTGATTGGGTTCAAACATCTTACAATACTGCCGCAGGCGAACACAAACTAGGTGGTACACCATTACGTGGTAACTACGCTGGTATTGGTCATATCTATGATAAAGACAAAGATGTATTCTATGCACCTCAACCATTCGCTTCATGGACTTTAAATGAAACTACATGGACTTGGGAAGCACCTAGTGCGATGCCTACTGATGATAAAAGATATACTTGGGATGAAGCAACAACATCTTGGGTTGAAGCACCAGCTCTAGCAGTTTAAAGTAAGTCATGAAATATTTACTAAGTGCTTTGTTAGCCTTAGTTTTGATGGGGTGTACTATGTACACTTGGGCTGACACAACGATCATACAAAATAAAGGTATGCCGGTACAAAGTGCTATGGCGCCTAGTATGTCTGCGTTCTCACAAGATGTTTGTGCGGTTCCTATAAGTGGAGCTGGTAACTTCGGTGTAGTATCCCTATCGGGCGGCACTGTGGTACTAGATCAAAACTGCGTCAAAATTAAGTTAGCTAAAACATTAAACGATTTAGGACTTAAAGTAGCTGCAGTATCTGTGTTATGCCAAGATCCTACTGTGTGGGATGCTATGGAGATGTCAGGTTCACCTTGTCCTATGGGCGGTGCTGTAGGTGCAGCTGCTAAGAAAGCATGGTTCACTAAGTATCCAGAAAGATTTAAAAAATTATATGGCGAGGATTATAATATTCCTGCTTTGCCTCCTACTAAGGAATAATGCGTATGCTTGGTATTGTAACTACGTTCCGCAACAAGGTACAGGCTATGTTACAAACCTTGTCTGCAATGGTATCGACAATCAAAGCGCCTTGTCTCAAGCTTGGTGCCCTACGCACCCTAATGATCCCATATGTGGATTTTATTACCAACCAGTTTGCCAAAATCAAACAGAGTATCAGTCACTTGGTTGCTTACCTCATTTCTCAGGTGCTATTAATCAAAGTAGGTCTTATGCTTGTACTTCACAAAGTTGGACAGCTTGGACAACAACTTCTGATAACTGTACGCCAGATCCTCCAACGTGCATACAAAGCACTGAAACGAGAACACTAGCATGCCAAGCTGGTTACGAGGGATTATTACAAGAACAAAGAAGTTCGATTTGCTCGGATCCATATGGTTCTCCAACTTGGACCACTTGGTTGGAAATATACAATACTTGCAAGATGACAGCGACGAATATAAACAATCCAACATCTCCAATCAGTCCAATCAGTCCAACGAATCCAAACAGTGTGATAAGTCAACAAGTCACAACTGCGCCAATCATTCAACCAGAATCTGTAACTGTATCGGACATAACTGCGTTGACACCGACAGTGACGGAAACACCAGCTACTTCGGTAGCCACAGTAAAAAGCGAGGTAAGTGGAACGACATCTGCACCAAGCCCTGCAAGTACTACGACGACGTCGGGTACAGATAAAAAAGATACACCCAAAGGGGTCGATATCCCTAAGGGTAAAGATATAGTACCAGGCTTTGGCATCGTCATGTCAATGCAGCTTTTAAATCAGGGATATAACCTGCAACAAGAACAAATGAAAGAATATATTAATTTAATACAGGAACAAGAATATGGACAACAACAAAACATACTCCTTGAATTTATCAGCGCAAATGATATTGGGGATCGCCTGTTCAATACTAGTGCCATTAGGTGGCGCAGTATACTACGGGATAACCCTCTTCAACGATTTGACCTCGACGATTGAGGAAGTAAAAAGAATGAGTGGTGTGGAAACTCGCATCATAGTTTTAGAAGATAGATCTAAATCAACTGAACGTCAATTAGTAGATGTCATGATGTCAAACAATCGTGCATTAGAAAAAGCTAACGAAGCTTATGGTAAAGCTATTGAAGCAAACAGTGTTGCTAAAGGTACTGCGGATAAAGTGGTAGACACAGTTGCTAATGTTAAAGACGAAATGAAACAACTACGAAAGGCAATGGTTAATCCATTGAATAACTAATATGCTATCCATCCTCTCCTCGATTCTCGGCTTCGCAACTGCGGGGCTACCGTCTATACTAGGTTTCTTCCAGCAAAAGGGAGATCAGGCTCACGAACGTGAAATGGCTCAATTACAAAATCAACAACAAATGGCTATGGCTGAAAAGGGCTTCATTGCTCAAGAAAAAATAGCCGCTATTGAATTGGAGGGTACTTATGCAGAAACATTTACTCAAGAACGTCAAGCACTATATGAACACGATGCAAAACTTGTTCACGATGCAGCACCCTGGGTTAGAACTCTTAATGCAAGTGTCCGTCCTATTGTTGCTTTCACTTTTGTAGGCTTACTACTATTTGTAGATATTGGTGGATTTATCTGGGCTGTTAAGACTGTAGGGTTTAGTGGAGAAGCTATGGATATTATATTTTCAACTGATGAGATGGCAATTGTAGCTTCTATTATTGGATTCTACTTTGGTGCTAGAACTTGGGAAAAGAAATAAGTGAATGTATCAAAAGCTGGCATCGCTCTTATTAAACATCATGAAGGTGTGCGTAATCGTCCCTACCGTTGTCCTGCTAACCTGTTCACTGTGGGCGTTGGTCATCTTATCGGGGATGGTAAATCATTGCCTGAATCTTGGAACCGCACTTTTACAAATGAGGAAATAGATGGACTTCTTAAATCCGACCTACGTCGCTTCGAACTGGGAATATCTAAGATGTTACCTAACGTGCCTCTTCGACAGTGTGAATTCGATTGCTTGGTTTCTTTTGCCTTTAACCTTGGCTTGGGTACATTTCAGCGATCAACACTCCGTCAAGCGCTTCTTCGCGGAGATAAAAAGGCGGCTATGGAATCGTTAGTGAAATATTGTCGTGCAGGTGGTAAAATACTCAAAGGTCTACAAACTCGTAGATTAGATGAGAAAGCACTCTTTGAAGGTAAATAATGCCATTAAGTAAACTAATTTTTAAACCAGGAGTTAACCGAGATCAAACTAACTACGCTTCAGAAGGTGGCTGGTATGAAACTCAATGGGTACGATTCCGTTCAGGTTTTCCAGAAAAGATGGGTGGTTGGACTCCTAAAAACTTAACTGCTTATAACGGAGCTGCTCGAAGTCTTTTTTCTTGGAGTACTACAGATAGTAATATCTTATTAGGTATTGGCACAGATACTAAAATGTATGTGGGTGCAGGTACTAGCATATATGATATTACGCCTATACGAGCTACTTTTACTTCCCCTGCTACAAATAACTGCATAAGCACAACTACTGGGTCTAAAGTTATTACAGTAACTATTGCTGGTTATGGCGGTATTACAGGAGACTTTGTAACAATAAGTGGAGTAACAGGTAATCCTGGCGGAGTTCCCAACGCAGAATTCAATAAAGAACAAGAAATAACTTATGTAGACGCAAATAATTTTACTTTCACAGTTACTACTGCCGCTACAAGTACTACGTCAAGTCAAGGTGGCACAGCTATTGTTGCTGCGTTTCAAATTAATGTAGGATATACAACATCCACTGCAGGTTATGGCTGGGGTACAAGTACATGGGGTAGACTTACTTGGGGTTCTGGTTCTACTAGTGCTGTGTATTTCCCCGCGCGTTTAATATTCCAAGACAAATTTAATAATGATTTAATATTTAACATACAAGGCAGCTACATTTATTATTGGCAATATACAAGTGCATTTAATACTCGTGCTGTATTACTATCTGATATATCAGGTGCTGTTGCGGTACCTCAACAAGTAGGTAAAATCTTATTTGCACCTAGTGGACATCTATTAGCTTTTGCATGTACTAACTATGATGCTTCTGCTTCAGGCCCTAATTATCTAGGAGCCTATGATCCACTTCTTATTCGTTGGGCAAACGTCGACCCTGATATTGGTCCTGACCCACTTAACTGGCAACCTACTTTAACTAATTCTGCTGGGTATTTAAGACTTTCTGTAGGTTCTAGAATTGTTACTGCAATAAGAAGTAAGCAAGAAATACTTGTTTGGACAGACGTATCATTATCTTCATTACAATTTTTAGGTACATCAGAAGTATTTGGTCTACAAGAAGTTTCTTCAGCCACTACTATATTTGGATCTAACACCGTCATAGCTGCTAACAACGTGGTTTACTGGATGGGTAATGATAAGTTCTATACATACTCAGGTCGCGTAGATACCTTACCTTGTACACTACGTCAATACATCTTTAATGATATTAATAGAACACAACAAGGTATTTTCTTTGCAGGACAAAACGGAGAATTCAGTGAAGTGATTTGGTTCTACTGTTCTGAAGCTTCAAGTGAAATTGATCGCTATGTTATCTATAACTACTCAGAAAATATTTGGTATTATGGTAGCTTAGAAAGAACTGCGTGGATTGATACAGGCGTGATTGATTATCCTGTTGCTGCTAAAGATGGTTATGTTTATTTACAAGAATATGGTATTAATGATGGTCAACCAAATAATGCGGCGCCATTACCTATTCCAGCATACATACAATCAGCAGACATAGATATTGAAGACGGTGATAAATATATGCTTATACGTCGTGTTATCCCTGATGTGAACTTTAATAATTCAGAAACAACTAATCCTGTAACGGGTGCTCCGATTGTACCAGAAGTCACTATGACGGTAGGTGTTCGTAATTTCCCAGGCGCTGCATCATCAACTACAAATGCAGAGGGTGAAACTACAGCTAAAGACGTTGTGACATCAACAGCAACCATAGATCAATATACAAACCAAGTATTTATTAGAGCACGTGGTCGCCAAATGAATTTTAAAATTAGTTCTAACGATGTGGGTACTCAGTGGCAACTTGGTATGCCTCGTGTTGATGCAAGGCCTGATGGACTAAGAAGCTAAAAATGGCATTACAACTATTTGCCCCACCGGTACTGCCGATAGCACCAAGTGAGTATAACCCTGAATATCTTAATCAACTTATACGGGCACTTAATGTATATTTAAAACAAGTAGGTTCTACAACGCCTATTGTAGTAGATGAGTTGACATTGTTAGCATTACCCACAAGTCCAGTAGGATTAAGACCAGGAACTGTATGGAACGATGGTGGTACATTAAAAATTGTATTAAGTAACACGATTTTAGTAGCGGGAGCATCGTTAGGTATTGTAGGTAGAACTCCTTCATTAGATAACATTGCACCACCAGTAAAAACAGTTAGTTTAATAGGCATAGCGCCTACAATTACAGTAGCATAAGGCATCAGAAACATGATATTATTAGATAAATTCAAGGACTCCGTATGACAGCACATTCCACAGCAAAAGGTATAGCTTCACTAGGTAGGTATGGTGACGATGTTATCGTCCATATGAGCCGAGAAGAAGTTAAGGGTTTACAAGCTTTAGCTCAACAACATGGTACTAGCTTGACTATAAACCCACATACTGGTATGCCTGAAGCCTTTAAACTAGGTAGAATCTTTAAAGCTATTGCTCCTATTGCTGCTGGTTGGGCTTTAGGTCCTGGCGGTTTTGGTTTATTTAGTAGCCCATTAATGGCGGGCTTAGCTGTAGGTGCAGGAACAGGTTTATTAACAGGTAATTTAGGTCAAGGCTTGATGGCGGGTCTTGGTGCTTATAGTGGATTTGGTCTTGGTGATACTTTTGCTAAAATGGGTGCAACTGCTGCTGGCGGAGTAACTCCAACCATGACAGCAAATGTTACACAAGCTGCAACGGGCGCTCCGTTAGTTGGTGCATCATCCCAATTCATAAGCCCATTTACTCCTCAAGGTATTGCAGGTGGTGCAGGTTTAGGTCTTGGTACAGTCGGGAATGCAGGCATAGTAGGCCAAGGTGCTTTATATAATGGCGCGATGGCAAACGTAGCATCTAATCAAGCTTTAAATTCAGCTTTAACAGGTTTTAATCCTGTAGCAAATAATATTAATGCTGCTAACGTAGTTTCTAATACAGTACCAACATCTGGTTTTGCAAAAAGTGGGCAAGGTCTTAGGAATTTATTTACCTTTGGTGATGAAACTACAAAAAGTGGTTGGCAACAATTTAAAGATGCGGCTGGTACAGGCGGTAAATCAGCAACAGACTTCGAAGCCGCTGGTAAATTAGCTCCTGCTGCATTTGCTATTGCTGAAGGTACAGGTGCTCTAGATGAACCAACACCTACAAATCCATATGGTAATAGAATGAAACGTGTACCTACAGGTACTTATGATGCACAAGGTAACCCTGAATATAAATATGTTCCAGCAGAATCATATCAACCTACAGAAACATTAAATCTAAATGATCCTTATGGAAACTATAATTATATAAATCAACCTCCAGCATTAAAACTTATATCAGGTGGTGGTGAAATTAAATCATATGCAGTGGGAGGCATAGTTCAACCTACTATTCAATCAGGCGGCGTTCGTGATTTATATGGATCCTCTGACAATCAAACACAAGCTCCTTTAAGTTCAGACGGTTATGGACTTGGTAGATTAAGTAACTTAGCAAGTGCACAAGAATTTCAACAAGCTAAAACTTTAGGTTATGCTATGGGTGGTCCTGTTAGCTTTGCTGATGGCGGAGATGCTAATTTAAATGTTGATTCACAACCTACACTTAATTTAAATTCAATACAACCTGATTATAATTATAGTAATGATCTTAAGATGGATCCAAATAATAATCCGCCGGCAGTTAACAATTTTATGATTATGTTAATTAAAAAAGCTATTGCAGAAGGCAAACTAACTAACCCAAATAAAAGTTCTTTGAATGGTATTAAAGCGCTAAATACAAATACAGTTCCTTCTTTAAATACTAATAATATAAGTTCTTTAAATACTGGTGTCCCAGCCCCTGTTAATATGAACAACATTAATACAGCTAATCTATATAATAAACCTACACAAATGGCTCGTGGTGGTTATTTAGATGGCGCTGGTGATGGCATGAGTGATTCAATACCTGCTACAATAGAGGGAAAACAACCAGCTCGTTTAGCTGACGGTGAATTTGTAGTCCCAGCAGACGTAGTAAGTCATATCGGTAATGGCTCATCTAAAGCAGGATCAAAAAGATTATATGCAATGTTAGATAAAGTAAGAAAAGCTAGAACAGGACACACTAAACAGGGTAAGCAAATTAACCCTAATCAGTACTTACCTGCATGAAATCAGTACAGATTGTAGCACCAAGTCATATCTTAGGCGTATGGGAAACTGTATGGCCAATGTTAAATGTAGCTTTTATTAATTATGAACATGGTGATTACGATATAGAACAACTTAAAGTTCTATTAATAAAAGAGTTTCAATTGTTATTTGTAGTGGTTGAAAATAATAAAATTATTGGTTGCTTTACAGTAGAAGTTATAAATCAAATGAATCACAAAGTTGCGTTTACAACCTGCATGGGTGGCAAGGGATTATTTGATGAGCATACAGTTAAGCAATATGAAGATTGGTGTAAGGGCAACGGTGTTACAAAGATTAGAGCATTTGCTCAAGACTCACAAGCAAGATTATTTAAAATAAAATTAGGACTTGAAAAAGTCACAAACGTAGTGGAGAAAACTTTATGAAATTATTAAATCTGTTTAACTGGGTAGGGAACTTAGTAGAGTTCTTTACATTTAATATGGGTGGTGGGGGAAGTTCTCCAGCTCCAGCGGGTCCACAGACTTCTACTAATACTTCATACTCTACTAACTTACCTGAATATGCTCAACCTTATTACACAGAGTTGATGAAACAAGCTAGTAAGGCTGTATATTCTACAGATTCTGGTGGTAACGTAACAGGTGTTGCTCCATATCAACAGTTTGGTGGTAGTACACAATTAGCAGGTGGTACAATGTCTGCTCCAGGTCAACGTATTGCTGGCTTTACTCCAGGTCAAGAAGCTGTACAACAACAAGTTGCTAACTTACAAACACCAGGTCAATTTGGTGCAGCTAATTTTGGATTAGGTGCTGGATCTCAATTAGGTTTAGGTGCGGGATTACAAGGTTTAAGCCAAGCGTTTAATTATAATCCACAAGCATTTAGTACAGGTGCTGCTAATTACTACGCTAATCCATACCAACAAGGTGTCACTGATATTGCACTACGCGAAGCTAGACAACAAGGTGATATAGCAAAACAACAAGGTGCTTTAGGTGCTATTGGTCGTGGTACATTTGGTGGTGCACGTCAAGCTCTAATGCAAGCTGAACAAGGTAGAAATTTAAATAGACAACTATCTGATATTCAAACACAGGGTTCACAGCAAGGCTATCAAAATGCACAAGCACAATTCAATGCTGACCAAGCGCGTCAACAACAATACGCAACAACATTAGGTCAACTTGGTATGAGTGGTCTTACAGCTGGCTTACAAGGTTCTCAAGCTCTTGGTGCGTTGGGTTCTCAACAACAAACAGCTGACTTAGCTAGACTTCAAGCACAAGATGTTTCTTCAGCTCAACAACAAGCACTACAACAGCAACAACTTAATCAAGCTTATCAAGATTTTCAAACAAGTCAGAACTATCCTAAAACACAGATTGAATATCTCAATAATATTCTTCGTGGTAATGCAGGTGCATTGGGTTCTACTCAAGTAGCTTACACACCAGCACCATCAAATGCTTCACAATTGGCAAGTTTAGGTTTAGCTGGACTTGGTTTATATAGCGCATTAGGTAAAGGAATCGTATAATGAATATTGTTAAACTACAAGAAGACCTTAAAAACGTTCCTTTTAAAAACTTAATTTTCTACGTACAAAATCCTAATGGACAAGTACCTAGTTATCTTGCTTTATCTGAGATTAAACGTCGTAAGGATATGGAATCAAAAGCGGCGGCTTCACAAAATGCGCCATCAAATCTATCTGTAGCTGAAGAATTAACTGCACCTAGACAAAACATTGGCCCTCAATTTGATACAAGACAATCTATGCTTGCAGAACAACGTCAAGCTCAGCCACAACCTCAAACACAACCAGGTGTAGCATCATTACCTACAGGTGATATGTACCAAGAACAAAACTTTGCTACAGGCGGTATTGTGGCGTTTGATCGTGGTGGTGATGTTGATGTTAGACCTAATTTAGATGTACGTCCACTTACTAATGAACAACTGCAAGTCCTTGCGGCGGAATATTTAGGTGGTGTTAATGTAGGTAATGATAAAATGTCAGCTGGTGTAAACTACGCTGGTGGTATTAATCGTGCTGGTATGACTGATCCTAGATTACGTGATGTTTATGCACAATATAAAACAGATAATGGTGCTCAATACACAGGCTCATATATGCCTGATGCGCGTCAATTTAATCTAGATAGAACTAAAGGCAATACGACTATGGGTATGACTTATTCACCTGACAATGTAGGTATTCGCGCTGGATATAGTTTTGCTGAAGGCGGCGATGTACAACACTTTGCTAGTCAAGGCGCTGTTGTATTTGATAGAAACATGGGACCAGCTACATTTGATGCTGAATTAGATGACCCTTCTATTGATGCTTATACTAAAGATTTAATACTAAGAAATAGAAGTAGATTTGGTACTGATGCGCCTATGCAAGTAGCGGCTGATGTTAATCCAGCATTAAGCTCAGATCAATTAGGTCAATCTTATTGGCAAAATTTAAAACGTAAGTGGGCATTACAAAAACAAAAAGAAGCTCAAAACATTGCTGTTGAAAATGAAAGACAAAAAAAATTCTACGGTGGTGCAGGAGGCTATGAATCTAAAGTAAATCCTGCAATGACTAATAAAGAAGCAGCGATGGCTGCCGATGCTGCTGCAGCAAAAGATAATCAAGAGGGACCAAAAGGTATTACTCAAGATATGATTAATAAATTAAATGCAGGTGCTCCAGCAGGTGGAGGTATTGGTGGATTACGTCCTAATCTAGCGGCTACTAAAGAAAAATCACTTGATGAAATGATTGAGGATCGTAGAAAACTTCTTGAATCACAAGGTGTTAAAACTGATTACTATAGTAAGATGATTGAAGATTTAAGAAAAGAAAAAGGTGAAGAACTTGATTCATCTAAACGTATGATGCAAGCAAATATTTTATTTAGTTTAGCTAAGTCTGTTGGTGAAACTCCAGGTGGTATTATGAGAGGTCTTACTAAAGGCGCTACTGAAGTTGGACCAGCAGTTATGCAAGGTCTTAAAGATCAAAGAGATATTGAGAAACTCAATAAGAAAGAAGAAAGAGCGATGACTGCTCTTGAGCGTGCAGAAAAACGTGGTGATACAGATGCAATTGAAAAAGCTAGAGATAAATATGAACAGATTAAAGCTGATAAAGAAGGCAGAATTATATCTGGCGAATACTCTCTTGCAGGTTCTAGGATCGCTGCATCTAAACCAACAACTTATGAATCTGTTATCAGTGAACTTAAAAAAGATAAAAGATATTATAAGATGGTTGATGGTAAACCTGTATTCGATATAGAAAAAGCTTACAATACTTACTTAGGATCTAAGTCAGGTGCAGGTGTAAGTGATACTACATTACTTAAAGAGTATAATGACTTGGGCGGACAATCAGGTACAGGTATGGATTGGGATACCTATAAAGCTACATTTGGTAATAAAGGCGGAGCTACAACAAGCGCTGTTAGACCAAAATTTTTAGGATACGAAAACCAATAAAATGCCTATAGCAAGATTTCAGATGCCTGATGGCAAGATTGCCAAGTATGAGGTACCAGAAGGTCTATCCCCTGAAGAAGTTGAAAATTTAATTCAGCAAGAAATTGGACTACAAAAACAAGAACTAGAAGCTCATCAAAAGAAAACAGGGTTCATGCCTGCGTTAAAAGCAGGTGCTCGTGGATTCCTAGGTGGCGCTGAAGAAGCATTAGGTTTTGATAAAGCTGCCGCAGAACAATTTCAAAAAGCTGCACAATCATACGAAGGCACTACAGAAGAAGATATAGCTCGTGCTAAAGAGCAAGGCGTTCTTTCTACAATCGGTGCATACAAATCTAAATATTTAACTGAACCCCTTGGTGGTATTGTAGGTAGGTTCGGTGCTCCTATGGCTGCTGCTGCTGTTCTCCCAGAAAGTTTAATTGGTACTGGTGCCGCTGCAGCACTTGCTCGTGCTGGTGCTATGTATGCTACTGATTTACCAGCTGAAGTTGGTGAGAATATACAAAGACAAAAAGAACGCGGTCAAGAAGTTGATCGAGGCGCTGCAACACTTGCAGGGTTAGCTCAAGCAGCAATTGCTGCCGTAGGTATTCCAGGTTCAGGTGCTATTACTAAATTGTTAGGACCTCGTTTATTAGCAGAAGCTGAAGCATTAGCACCACGTGTTAGAGCTGGGGTATTAACTCAAGAACAAGCCGTTCAACAACTATCATCTAAAGGTATTGAATTTGCCCGTGCTACTGCAGCTAACGCTGTGACAGGTACAGGACTTATGATTGGTACTGAAGAATTACGTCGGGCTCAAGCAGGTCAAGAGTTCATGACTCCAGAAGAATTAAAAGAAACAGCAGTACAAGGTTTAGCTATTGCTCCTGTATTTGGTGCATTACATGGATTTGGTGCACGAGGTAAAGCTGAAGCTTACTTAACAGAAGCACAGAAAGCTCGCGAAGAACAAGTTAAAAATATTCTTGATACTAGATATAAACTTGCAAGCACTGATGAAAAAGTTAGACTACAAAAAATGATGGAAGATGAGCAGTTCAAAGAACAACTACGTACTAAAATTCATAGCGAAACTGATAGACCTGTTCAAGAAATTATTGATGAAGTAGTAGGTGTTAAAGCTGAACCTACAGAAAAAGAAACAGAGAAAGCACAAAAGAATGTTAAGGCTGCACTTAATGAACCGTCAGGTCAATGGGTAGTAGATCCTGAAACACAAGTAGAACGCCAACTTACTATAGGTGAATTACAAAAGATTCAAAACCCAGAACTATTTACAGGGGAAGAAGCAAACATTGTAGAACCTACTATAGTTACAGATAAAACCTTAACTGACTTAGGTATTGGGGCAAGCACACCGCTTGTTAAAAAAGGTGGATTACGTGGACTTGATTTAAATAAACCTGAAGAAGCACAGCAATTTATAGAGGGTATTACTGCGTTTGGTAGTCAAGCTAAGTTAGATCAAAAGATTAAAGACGCAATTGATACAAAAGTAAAAGAACTCCAAGATAAACAGAAAGAGGCTGAAGATGCTAGACTTAGGACCGCAGGAGATACAAGTGGTGTTCAAATATCTGGAAGACCCGGACAAGAATCCGTTGCCGGAGAACCTACAACAACTGACAGACTTAGAGCTGATGAGCTTACAACTGATACTAGACCAACTGAAATGGGAACGCAGGGACGCGGTACTCCACTAGCTCCTACATCAAAGGAAGTATTGAAATCCTCTAAAGAACTTACACCAGAAGCAAAAGATTTATTATCTACTGTAGATAAAGGTGGTGTTCCTGGATTCATGACTAATAATCTACGACGTATCGCAAAAGAAAATGGTATAGAAGTAACACCTAAAGATACACCAAATACTGTTATAGATAGACTTCGTAGTAAACAAGCTCCTGAAACAAAAGAAGTTATTAAAACCGCTGATGAATTAGCAAAAGAATATAAAGGTCCAACTTTATTAGCTCAATTAAAACGTCTTGGTGGTGTATCTTTAGCAGATAAATTAGATGTTACAGGTGAAAGAGCAAGACCAGCTCCAGGCGGATACAATACTATATTTACATCTAAGACAGAGAAGGGCTTAATGAATCATATTGAGTCTGGTAGTTTAGATGAGTTCTTACCTTATGATATGCGTTTACAAGGTGGTATGCATGAAGCTCGAGGCGAAGCATATGACCCTCGTCCAGCTTATGATTATCTTGCTGATCGTATTAGTAATGGTGAAAAAATATTGCCATTTGAGTTAGAACAAAATATGCGTCAAGCTAAAGAAATAGAACGAGACATGGCTCAAGAAGAAGCTCCGTTGCGTACACTTGAATCATATCCAGAGGGAACTACTATAGAACAAGCTAGAGCTAAACCGAGAGAATCGATTAGTGAATTTTTAGCTAGAGCAACTCCAGAAGAATTAGAAGCTTTCAGACAAAAAAATCGTGCGTTAGATATGTCTGATGAAGGAAGACGTTTAAGAGCCGAAGAACAGGCTAATAAAGACTTAGCAGAAGCTGCGTCAGTAGAAAAAGATATTATGTATGCTAAGTATGAACCACTTAAACCTGATTGGATTACTTCTGATGTATGGAGTAAATATGACTTTGCTCAAGAGATGCGTAAAAGAGCTGAGTCAGGAAAAGATTTTGATATAGGTAATGATTACCAAGCACATAGAGCTTTAGAAAAAGCTGTAAAACAAGCATACCCAGAGAAAGATGTAAGAGATGTTTTAGCTAGAGTTAAAGATGAATATGATGCAAAAGTAATGCCTATTAAAGAAGCTCGTGGTGAGGCTGCATTAACAAGAGAAACACCAGAGACAATTATAAAAGCTCTTAAAGAACGTTTTGGTAATAATGTTCAAAAAGCAATTGAACGTGAAGACTTAGTATTAATTAAGAGTAAAGATGTACCAACTAATATAGCAAAAGATGCAGTGGCATACTTTGAAAAAGGTGTAGCTCATTTAATTGTTGATCGTTTATCTAGAGAAGATGCACCACGTAAGTTATTACATGAAGTAGGTGTTCATTATGGTCTTGAAGGTATGCTTGGTAAAGCTCTTTATAAAGATGTTTTACGTACTATTAATAGGCTAAAAGAAACAGACAAAGATGTTAAAGCTGCATTTGATCATGTATCTAAACGCTATAAAGATTTAAAACCAGATGCATTCACAGAAGAAGTATTAGCTCGTCTTGGTGAATCAGCTCCTAATCATTCTATATGGCGTCGTGCAGTTGCAGCTATTAAAGAATTCCTATTTAAAAAAGGTTTATGGAATCCTAATCGTATGGATGTCCGTGATATTCTTGATCTAGTTAATCGCTCTACGCAGAAGTCTTTAGCAGGTGAAGTTAGACCTTTAACAAGAACTGATAACTTCAAAGCTTGGTTTGGTAAGTCTAAGATTGTAGATGGAGAAGGTGTACCACTACGTTTATATCACGGTACTTCAGAAAACTTTGATGTATTTAAACACCCTTCAGAAACTAAAGGACCAAAAGGTGGTTTTATTGATACACAAGGATTTTATTTTACTGCAGATCCTGGTGTTGCTGAAGTTTATGCTGATCACTTTGGAAGAAATATTAAATATGGCCCTAAAGGATTAATTAGAAAAGCCGCTAATCAAACAATTGTTCCTGTTTATCTACGCATGGAAAACCCTTTTGTTGTAGATATGAAAAAACCTTTTGATCATCCTTCTCATGAAGCAATTAAACAAGGAAGAATTGATAATGAAGTAATGACTAATTTAAAATCAAAAGGGTATGATGGTGTTATTTTAAAGAAAGATAATGGCAGAAATGAGTATGTAGCTTTTGATGCTAATCAAATTAAATCTGCTACAGGTAATCGCGGTACATTTGATATTGAACGTCCTGAAATACAGTATGCTAAAGGCGAAGAAAGAACTGCACCTATATCAGAACAATATAAAGCAACGAAAGTATTTGCATCTCCTGCTGAAGAAGCGGATAAGAGTTTCAAAGAACATGTAGGTGGTATATTAGACCGTGCAAAAAATATTGATAGAGGCACAATGGATCGTGCATTTACGGGAGCTCGTATTAAAGTAGCTAACCCAGCAGCTGGTGTTCAAACAGAACTTATTAGAAAATATAATGGTGCTGTAGTAGATGCTATGGGTAATATGAGAGCTGATATCGCTCATGATCAAGCACTTGATAGTAATATACTTGGTGCTACATCTGCTAAATATGGTAGAGTTGTTTTAGATAAAGCGATGGGTGCTAAAGTTGTTGATGATCCTAATAATTTATATGCAGTCTTTGATCAATTAAAAGTATTGTCTAGTCGTATTGGTGCAGTAGATGCAGAACATGTAGGTGGGGCATACTTACAAGCATTACGTTATGATGAAATATTAAAAGCAAATGATAGCATCGATGCTAAGATAGATAATCTTAAAGAGAATCTTAAAAAAGATAAGAAGGAAGCCTATGCTAAAGGTAAGCCTAAAGATATTAATGCCTATAAAGAACTTGAAAATAAAACAGCAAGACTTATTGTTGAATTAAAAGATAAGAAAAAAGAAGTATCTGATGCACAAAAAGCAGCTATCCCTGCAGCTTTAGACTATGCAAACCAATTTCCTGAGATCAAACGTATTGCTGAAATCTATGACAAAATTAGATTAGATGAAATTGATATGCTTGAAAAAGCTGGTGTATATGGTAAAGACTTTGCACAAAAATTACGTGAAACAAAAGGTTATGTACCTCTATTCAGAGTAATGGATGATATTGAAGCTATTCCAGGCAACGAGGGTGCAAGACAATACTTTAGAGGTTTAGCTGACATTGGTAAAGAATATGCTTTCGAAGGTTCAGAACGCCGTGCTTTAAATATCTTTGATAATATGTTAACCCGTCATATGTGGGCAGTAAACGCAGCTGTTAGAAACTTTGCCAATAGACGTATTGCTGATGAGTTAGCTATCAGAACTGAAGATGGTAAACTTAAAACTTATAACATTATGCCTGAAGGTAAAGCAGATGTTATGACACCTATTTGGATTGATGGTAAAAGAACTTATGTTGAGTATGCTGATCCTTTCTTTGCAAGAGCAGTCTATGGCGTGGAGCCTGCGTTACCGGGCATACTAGGTTGGTTTGGTAAAGCAAGTAAGATATTACGTACAGGCGTTACAGCACTTCCTACATTCCAAATATACCAAGTATTTAACGATGCAACTCGTGCCGCTATGATCTCTGGTGTTAATCACCCATTTAAACTTATTGGTGAAGTAGTAAGTAGCTTTGGTAAGATTCTTAAAGATCAAGAAAATGACCCTATTGTTAGAGAGATGAATAGATTAGGTATTAGTGGTGGTTATGGTCATACATCTAAAGAGATTGCAGATAAAATCAGAAGAGATCAAGGTATGTTAGCTACAAGTCTAACTCAAAAAGCTTTTGATAAAGCAGAAAAGTTTGCAGCTACATCTGATATGGCACAACGTCGTGCGCTCTTTAAACGAAGTTTATTAGAAACAGGTGGTGTAGAACAACCTGACGGATCTATCATCGGTGGTAACAAAGTTCTAGCTATGGATCGTGCTATGAATATTATCCATTGGCAAAAACATGGTACAAGTAATTCAGTTCGAGTATTAAGCCAAATTGTTCCATTTATGAATGCTTACATACAAGGTATGGATATTCTACTTCGCTCTATGAAAGGTGAAGGTATTAGCGGCCGTGAGAGAAAAGAAGCTCAATGGTTGTTTGTATCAACTGCGTTAAAACTAAGTGCTTTAGCTACTATCTATAGTATGGCTGTATCAAGTGATGAAGAATATCAAAAGTTAGATGATAGAACTAAAGTAAGATCACTTATTATTCCAGGCACAGGCTTTAAGATTCCTGTATCTAATGAAGTTGCTATGCTTACTAAAGCTATCCCAGAATTAGGTTGGCAATATGTTACACGTGCTGATACTAATAACCCTATGGACGCAACTAAACTACGTAATGAATTAGGTAGAGCCTTTGTAGATGGATTAGGAAGCCCTAACTTGATGCCACAAGGTGTAAGAGGTATTGTTGAGGTAGCTACTAATCATAACTTCTTAACAGGTAATCCTATTGTAGGACGAGGTTTAGAGAATTTAAAAACATCAGAACAATTTACAGAAAATACTTCTGAACTTGCTAAACTATTCGGTCAAACAGAAATTATCTCACCACTTAAACTAGATCATTTATTAAAGGGTTATGGTGGTACGATGGCATCAGGTGCTTTATATACAACCGATGCATTTGCTAATCTATTCTTTGATAATAAACTACCTACAACACCATTACATAGAGTGCCACTCATAGGTAGCTTTATGTATTCACCTAATGGTAAAGATCAACTTAATGATTACTACGACCTTAAAGATAGGTCAGATGAAGTCACAGCTACTTTAAATAAATATATGAAGTTTGGTACTAGAGAACAAGTTAAAGAATTCGCTGAAGAAAATAGAGCAATGATAAATATTAGATCTCAAATTAATCAGATAGGAACTATGATGAAGACATTACGTGAACAACGTAAGAGAGTTATTATTAGTAATTTAAGTTCTGATGAGAAACGTGCTAAGATTGATGAGCTTGATTTACGTATTAATAAACAAGTAGAAACTATTGGTGCACTACGAGTTAAAGCAGGGCTTTAAGCAATACGCCAAGCCCTAACACCTAAGCAACCATCTTTCATAGTTACAAAAGCTTTTACTTTAACACCCGCTCTTTTAGCTCCATTTTCTATCGCATAGATTAGAGGCGAAGTCTTTAGAGTGGGGATAAAAAAACTCTCCCCTATCTCCATAGCTTCAAACGGGAATACCCATTCGGGTTCATTATGCAGGCTCATTCATACCCTTTAATGCTCTTTCAGACAATTTAGTTGTATTAAATACATAGGTCTCTGTATTGATTGTACCTGTTGCATCTTTCCAACCTGTACCCATACGCTTACGAGCCTCTTTAACATCTATACCAGCTTGTTGCATTTGGAATACAAACTCCCTTGAGCTTACCATATTCTCTGATAAGAACTTTCTAAACTCAGGTTTAGATATAAATATTAAGGAGCTATCTACTTCGGCTCTAATAACTAATGGTGATCTTGGTTCCATCGATGTCTTACCATCTTTAAATGCAAGGATACCTGTTTGATGCATGTTAATAAACTCACCAATAAGTGCTTCATAATCAATAGCATTGACCTTAACGACATTATCTCTGATCGCTACCATTTCACCTACAATTTTTTTATAAACTTTATCTAAATCATATTGAACAATCCCTGCCTTAGCCGCTATTTGACCACCTGTTAATGATGCGGCAATTAAGTTTTCATAGAATCGATAAGCTGTGTCTTCACCAAAATCTTTTCTAAATCGGTCAACCCATTTATCCATCATGCCTTTTATATCATCATCAGTATATTTAAATAAGACTCTAATAAACTCACGCCCTGCCCAGCCATAATTAAATCTAAACTTATCAAAGATTTCTTTACCAAGTGTCGGATCATCATTAAAAGCTTGTGGTTTTCTAACTGCAAACTCAATTAACCTAGCAACCTCACCATTAGGATCTTTCTTTAAAATAGTAAGTTTGTCATAGAGTGAATGGTTAGAAGTAAACACAGCAATCAATGATGCTGACATCTCGTGATCACGTTCTGCATTAACTGATGCTTGCATACGAATCTTTGATTTGCCCTGTGAAATCTTATGGATTAATTGGGACAAGGTTTTAGGCAACATATTACCCACCTCATCTAAACCAAATGGAATGTTATGAAGACCTAGATAACGACCTGTCATACCATTTTCTGTTGCATCTAACACGGATAAATCTTTAGGATTACCCCAAACAGATAAACAACTATATAGAGCTCCTGTTTTAGCTGCACCTGATTCACCTGTTAGACAGACTGTCACGCCGGAAGTAGAAGTATAATTCATTAAGATTGAGCCAAACCCTGTTAACAAAGTAAAGGCATGAAGCTCAAGACTATCTTTATTAAGTTTTTCAGCAGCTATTTTCCAATCATTAAATGACCCTGCTGTATTCAAATGTTTAGCTATACCTCTGCATAATGGTGAAGTAGGCGATGATATTTCTTGACCATCTTTCATGATCTCTGTTTCACCTACAACAAATGATTCATGGTTATCTGTCCAACCCATTTGCATACGCATAATTTCTGCTGCATTTTTAGTCATTAAATAATGACCCCATTTAATTATATAGTTCATCATAAGTTGTGTTCCTTTTGGATCTGGATTAATTAATACCCCTTGACTTGAAATGATTTCTCTTAACTTTTCTGATGCATATACAAAACGCATAGGAAGTATAAATTCTCTTTCAGGATCTCTAGGTAATACTGCTTTCATTAATAAACAATCGCCATCTGTAGGACTATAAATCCTTTTAAGAGGGTATAAATCATAGAGTGATACTAATATAGGTTGTTGAGAAACTGCTTTTCCCTCTTCAAATTTATCAGGAGGCGTCCAATAAATACCACCATGTATGCCATATACATATGGGAATAGTTCTTCAGGTAATGAATTTAGCCCTCTTTTTAAAACAGTATTTTCTTTAACTACTTCTAAGGCATTAGCAGGAATAATTTGTTCTATAGGTGTAGATTCTTCTGCAACGGCTATCTTAAATACTTTACCTAATGCTAATGGATTAGTAACTTTTCCACGATGAGGACACCCTTCGCATACACCAGGATTAACATTGTTAAATGTCTCACATGAATGAGGCATACCTTGTGTGGCTTGTGCTTTCCTTATAGTTTCTTTTTCGTTATAGTTTGGATATTCTTTTGAGATTAAATGTATAGCTATATCTTTATCTACACAATGTTGAGCTATGGATAACCCTGAATACCATAAGGGTTCAGGTAAGGACTTAACATTCTCCATAATGAATGCAATCTGTGCACAACCTTTTCCTTCTTCACTATCTTCTACGAGCTTACCAAAATTAGATTCAAAGTTATCTAGCTTTAATGCTTTACGTTGATCTTCTGATAAACCTTTTGGAACGGATTGTAAGATTGACTCAAGTGTAGGTTCAACTTCACCTAAGAACTCTTTGATCTCATCAAATACATAGATAGGTATATCTTCACTTATCACTAGGGTCGGAGTAGGAGGCATAGTCTTGTGGTTAAATGTATCAGGACATCGTAAGATACGAGCCAAATCTGCCGTAACAACAGGGTCTATATTAAGTCCACGACTTATACAATAATCTTTAAATTTCTCCGCGTAAGGTTTCCATTCAGCTGCGGGAATGTCTCTATCAAACAACCAATAAAGATGTATGCCTGTGCCTGAATCAATCTTAACAGGTGGAGGTAAGTTATTTTCTAATATAAATTGGTCAGCCGCCTTAAGTGCGGACTCTTTTGAATCGTAGCCTTTGCCTTCGCCAACATCAAGATCAACAAAGAAAGACCTAACGAACTTAGCCTCATCAGCTTTACGACTATATCCACTAAATGAACTGAGTGCGACAAAGATATTTAATCCTGTATCACGCTTCTCGTTAATAAATGTTTCTAAGTCGACTAGGTTTTCTACAAACTTATGTTTGACTAACTTAACTATCGGGTCAATCGTAGCTATGCAATAGACTCCGCTTTCGGGTAATGCTTTTGTATAAAATTCTTTAATCATAATTGCAGTGACTTTCTATTTTTTTAGTCAACAGTATCCCGTCACACAAATTTGTGTGTTTTCAAAATGTACAACGGGGATTCCTATTCTACTACTTTTTTATATTTTGTCGATATGAATCGTCTGTAAATATTTTTTAGCATCAATCGTATTAGGTACAGGTAATACCCCACCCTCCAAATCCGTCTTGACTTTTTCAATAAAATTCTCTACCTTATTTGCGTTCTTATCGTTAATTGCTTTACCTCTAAACCAATAGTAAACCGACATACGATGTACCCCTAGTGTATTAGCGACTAGGTTAGGAGGCAGGTTAGCTTCTACACAAACTTTACCTAACTGCACTCCCAATCTTTTCGGGTTTAAATTAGCAAGGCTTAGCAAATACTTATCGCTGTATGACTTTGCCATAATATCCTCTCTAATTTTTCACTGACCATTTTTTAACAATGTCGCCCACACCTGCTGTATTAGTTGAAGGTGCTGTAGGTGCTACTATTGGTTGTTCTCTTAATACAGGTTCTGCTAGATCAGATTGAACTGTAGGTTGAGGTGTTGGTTGTACTACTTGAGGTTGAGCAGGTGCTTCGCCTTCTGTAGTTTGTTCACCTTGATATACAGTTAATCTAACTGCTGATTCTGCCGCTTGAGATTTAGCTTGCTTCTCAATGATTGCATATTGTTCAGGTGGAACTGCACCAATCGGTGAGAACAATACTTTAGGCGTAGGAGACTTAGTATCAAATTGCATCTTAGTAATGATGCGTGAAGCACTAACATTATTGTTAGCTAACATTTGAACATAAGGTCTGAAACCCCATTTACCATTGTCTTCTTTTTGCCAGCAAGATGTTGAAGGTAATACTAATTGCATCACGTCACTATCTGGTTGATCTGGTAATACCACTGCTGTTCTCCAAGATAAACGACATGCTGAACCATTACCTGCTACAGAATTCTTAACACTGTATGGGCATTGATCGCATGAAGCTGCGGGAGGATTTTTAACATCAGTATCAGGTGTACGAGAATCAGTAGACCAACATGTTGGAACAATCTTCTCACCATCTTTATATGATGAAGCATAGTACATTCTTGATGCATTATGAGCCATCTTAACAATGATGACGTTCATGTGTCGGTCTTCAATAGCACCAACTTCTTTACCACCTGCATACTTACGGAAGACTCCGCCTTTGATTGAGATACGTTTGCTTGTATTGACTGCACCACCCGCTACGGCTAGAGTATCTGCATCTAGCCCTGTTTGAACAAGAGCTGGGTTGTTCTGTAATATAACTGATAATTCATTACTCATAATCTACTCCTTAATATTTATTCACTGGTTTTTTAATTGTAATACTGTACTCTCTCATGGAACTCATGCCTGGAGGTAATCCATCTTCACCGTGATTCGCCATATATTCTCTAATATTAGAGTTATGTAGGCGTTGTTGTAAGAACTCAATCATATTGTTCTCAACGATAAAAGATTTAAGATTATCCCAATCACTACAAACATAAGTTTCACGGAGGGTTTTAATAACTGTGCCTTGACCCGTCCTAATACTATCAGCATGTATAGCATTACATTTTTGTAATAATGCTTGTTCTAACTGAACTTGTTCTGCTTTTAATTCCGCATCTTTTACTTGGAATTCATTAGACATTTTCTCACGTTCAGATCTAATAGTCAAATACGTTTTGACTAGTGTATCTATTTCTACACTACTATCTTCTACTTCTACATTAACATCACTCATACTTCTAACTCCTCTCTATAAAGATCAACTAATTTAGTATGCATATCTACTTTACCCTGCAACATAGCATACATTTTCTTTTCTACATCTGAACCCTGTAAGTGAACTACTGTCATCTTATTTACCTGACCAACACGATCCATACGGGCAACGCATTGTAGATAAGTTTCAACTGACATCACAGGTGACCAAAATACAATTGTATCTGCTCTTGTTAATGTGACGCCATGTGATGCTGACTGCGGTTGAATTACTAATACACGGGGGCTTTCTGTATTCTGAAATCTACCAATAATACTTGCTCGATGCGTAGCAGAAACATCACCATGAATCAACTCATTATCAATACCTTGTGCATTTAAATGTCTTGCCACAACTTCTATTGTATGTCTGTAAGGCACAAAGATAATGATCTTGTGTTCTGTCTCTTCAATAACTTCATCTAAAGCTTTTAATCGTGGGGTAATATCAAACTCTACAACTTGTTTTTTATCTGTATATACTGCTCCTCCTGAAATCTGTAATAATTTATTAAGACCTGCCGCCGCATTAACTGCACTAATCTGTGTGCCTGCCGCCTCGATAAGCATCTGTTCTTTTAGCATCTTATAATACTTCTGAACTTGGGGCGTAAGAGGTACTTCTCTTGTTTGATACATAACATCAGGTAAATCTAAACAATCATTCTTAGCATATCGAATAGCAGGTTGTAATACTTTAAAGACTTCATGCCTTGCGTTTGATTTAGGTAACCATTTAAAACGGGTCACTTGATACATGACCTTATCACGCCAAGCCATACTAAATTTAGGAACATTCTGAGGACATACTAACTTAGCTAATCCAAATGCATCAACGGGAGACTGTGCCGCAGGCGTACCGGTGAGCATCCAAAGTCTTGTTTCAGGTTTTAATATTTTAGCTAGAGTTTTCCAACGAGTTGTGCTTGGACTCTTATAAGCATTTGCTTCATCAACAACAACAAGATCAAAGCCACCATTAATAATCTCGTCTCTAATAATATTAACACCATCATAATTGATAATAATGTATTCATAATCCCCCGCTATAATCTTTTTTCTTTTATCTGCTGTGCCATGACACACTGCTGAGGTTCGATGCATCGCTGTGTTAAATATATCGTTTTGCCAAGCTGAATACATAATAGACAGAGGACAAATAATAAGCACTCGTTTGATCTCACCCTGTGTCATTAAGTAATCTGATGCCCATACGACTGATGGTGTCTTACCTGTACCCGCCTCATTAAAACAAAATGCACGACGATTGATACTTAAAAATTCAGATGTAACACGTTGATGGTCGAAGGGTTTATAAAGACCTGGCCATGCGTAGTCTCTTACAATAGGTGAAGGTAAGTTACTTCTAAATGAAACAAGTTGGTTAAGCTTAGTCATTTCTTTTACACCCCAAAAGATAATCATCTCTGTAAGGTTACCTTTATGGCTAATGATTTCTGCTTTTTCTATATTACTTGTGATGTGCGGGACGATGTGCTCGGGCACAGTGAGTTGTATTGCGGTGTTATCTATGATTTGCATATAATCCTATACTAAAATTTAACTAAGTCTCTCCGAGACTTCTATCTACTACGAACTATGTATGTTACTACGTCTAATTACTATTGTCAAATATTCTTTTACTTTATGTCTTATTATATTCACAATTTTTAACAGGACAAAATCTACATAAGGGTGTAGGGTTAGCTTGCCATACATTGAGCTCATAAGAATTATTAAGTCGACCAAGTGATTGTTCAAAAGACTTCCAATATTTATCTATATTATCTCTAGTATATTCTTCTGTTAAAAAACTATTGTGCATAACAAATAATAAACCTGCCTTGATCTTATTCACTTGAGGAAAGTGAACGAATGTCATCAATGCCATAAGCTTTAATTGTTTAGGGTCGGGATATTTATTACTACCTGTTTTATAATCTACAATAAAAGCATATTCATTATCTACAATAAGTAAGTCAACGATACCACGAACCCAACGCCCATCATCTGTAAAATCACATTTAGTTTTGTCCTTATATAATGCCATTTCATATTCAGGATACTTCTCACCAGGAATATCTATAAGGGCGTCAGCGGCAGGTTTAAAACGTAAGTAATTGAGGGCAAGTTCTTTACCGTCTTTAACATAATCTTCTAAAGCTTTATGAACTTCCGTGCCATAAATCATTTTCTCACTTGGAATAACTGTATAGTTATGAGCTACCCTTATTTCGTAATATTTTCTAGGACAATTCTCATACTCTTTTAAGGCAGAGTAAGACCAAGTGAAGTTAGCCATCAGATAGGGGTTCTTCTTGCAATCTCTTTAGCAATCTTTGCCCTCTTCTTACCTTCTTCAGCTTTATCTAATAACTCATATAGTTTTGTCATAGGTAATGCTTTAAGTCTATCCTTACCTGTTCTTGTTTTGAACGGATCAGCTTTACGTTTACTCTTATGTATTTGTTGTGTCGCCATGATCTACCTTATATTTGTTTCGTTTAATTAAATTTTCTTTTGCGGGTATTACTTGTAAATTATCTGGAACATGTAGCCCTGAAACTAACTTTCCTTGTAATGGAATAATATGATCTACATGCCATTCAGTATCTGTTGTTTCATTTAAAAATAAAGCTAGTCCATATATAGTTTTTATTTTTTCGTAATCTTCTTTAGTTAACCATTTAGGCGTTCGTTTTATTTTGGCGGCTCTTCTTTTTGCTCTTAACGCGGCAGCAGCTTCTTTATTTTCTTGATGCCATCTTCTATTAGATTCATTATCTTTTTCTTTATGTTTTGCATAATATTCTTTTCTGTAGTTTTCTTGGTATTCTTTTGTTCTTTCTTTATATTCTTTAAACTTATCTCTATTCTTTATATAATATTCTTTCCAATAACTTCTATCTCTTTTTTCTTTTCCCTTCTCTTTATTTTTTGCCCAATATTCTTTTCTATATTGTTTGATTTTTTCTATATTTTCTTCTATATACTTTCTTCTCTTTTCTTTAAGAATCTCTTTGTTTTTCTGATAATACCTTTTTTGTTTAGCGTATTTATCTTTAACTAGATCATTCATTAGTCTTCCTTTTTTTGCACTTCGCCTGTTGATTTATTAAGTTCATATTCAGTTTCTTCAGGTTTTTTCTTTCTAAAGATTAAATCAAAGTTCTTTTCAAATTGTTCTGAGTTTGGTTTACTGTGTAGCCAATCTCCTGTTACATCATTCCTTGAAGTATTTTTACTCATAGTTACTCCTTATGTCTTTTAATAAATCATCAAAACTTAATTCATTTTTATCTTTAGCAAATTCTATACTCATAAGATATCGTGTTGCTTCAAAATTATACACTGTATGAGGTACTTGCGTATTAAATAAATAGTATGTTGAAGGCTTATACTTTAGTTCTTCTATCTTAAATACAGCGTCTTCTTTGTTATGGGTAAATGCACAAACGCTTCGCATCTCAGGCGTTAATAACATATTAATACCTACACCCCGTCTTGTATCTGTATGCCAATCGTAGCAAGTATATGGATCTAGCTTGAGTATGCCAGCCACAAAACTATAGCGGTGTGATAACCAAATAAAAAAGTCATCTTGAAATATAATCTCGGGTGGAATACGTTTAGCATCAAAATTATAATGTTCTATCCATTCACTAGGTTGAAAAGCAAAGTCTTGTAAGTCCTTAAATATAGTAGACTTCTTGCCTATCTCATAATAAGGTTTCATCAACAATCTCCATAGCTTGCTCCATGATGAGCCTCACATGCCACAGGTAATCCTTTTGCCCATTCAGGTGGGGTTGACATTATATCTATAATGAATCTCATCGCCTCATCTATCTCTGCCTCAGGCACAACACACACCACTGCATCATGCACTGTTAAGGCGGGTCGATACTTCTCATGGATCTTTAACATCTGCTCGCCCACAATAATTCTAGCTAATGCTTGTACTACGTTTTCCACGACTGACCCACCCCATATAGAGATAAAGCCTCGACGTGACTTGTAGATATATTTAGATTTAGCTTCTGATGTATCCCATGTAAGACCCGGATATTGTATGTATAACCCGTTAGGTAGTTTAATACCACGCTCTGCTACAAGTAGAGCCTCGTGATTACCTAGATAGTAAGGCTTCATATTATCTTTCCATGCTGACATATTGCGTAAGGCTTCATCTGATTCGCGCCATAGATCAATCACCTTATTATTAACATCACGATAAACTCGAACCAATCTTTGACATTCATCATCACTCAATACCGCTCCAGGAGGGCTTGTCTTTAATGTATGTTGTAGTTTACTCCACCCTGTGCCATACCCTAATCCTAGTGTGCAAGTTTTACCTACAAATCGTTCTGTCGCGTCTTTCTTTGTAATCGGTCTATCATATACTTTACTTGCAAACTCTGAATAAACATCACGACCTTCTTCATACCACTTAACCACATCGTTTTGTCCCGCAAGCCATACTAAAACACGGGCTTCGATTTGTGATGAGTCACAGTTAATTACTCGGTATCCTTCAGGTGCTACGACTGCGTTCTTGAGTGCTTTCTTTTTCTTGTCACGACTAGGTAGGTTTTGGAAGTTGACCTTATCTGACCCCGCCCATCGCCCTGTATGAGCTCCATAATATTTGAGTGGGATAGGTAGCATACCCTTGTTACGTTTACCAATACCGATGAACCTTTCAATACGAGACTCTTCTATCGTGGACTTAGTGCCTAGCCTCACACTACAAAGTTCTTGAATAAATGAATCCTCGTGTTCTGTCAAAGCGATAAAGCCCTCGTCGTTTTTAGCGAGGGCAAAGGTAGGGTTTCCCGTTGCGGGACTTGTCTTCATAGGGACTATAACACCAAGCTCTTGGAGTATCTCTGCAAATTGTTTATTAGAGGCTAACTTAGCTCTGACTTCTTCTTCGGTCTGACACTGTAGCTTACTCATTAAACCTTGTAGAAGATGTTGCTTCTCTGCTTGGACTTCGCTTAATCTTTCTAGTAAGAGTGCATCGTCCACTTGAAGCACAGGCTCGGTATACATACGGAGGGTTAGATCAATCAGTTTTAATTCGTTTGTAGGGAAGTCCTTAGATAACACGTTCCACAATTTATAAGTAAGTTCAACGTCGTTAATACAATACTCACCATATCGACGAAGATCATCTATAGCAAAGTCTTCTAACCTTTTACCTTTAGCATCGACAACCTCTGTCCCTTTAGCACCAAGTTCATAGCGTTCGACTAAGGCAGCAAGACTACCACCTGCATCAACACCATGTATAGCCCGTGCCATAGAAAGCGTATCCAAGTAGATATGAGGAATGATATTAAAAGTGAATGAAAGAATACCTCCGTCAAACTGCGTGTTGTGACATAAGAGGATAGTTTCCTTCCAATTGATTTGATCGAGCTCTTGTTTGATTGCATTGTGAGTTCCTGTAACCCAACGTGTCACCTCGTCATTAATCTTAATAGCTACTCCAATGACTTGGAAGCGTGGGTCTTTAATGTATTCTTCTGTAGTTAAACCTGACAAACTAAAACCTACATCATAGTAGGTCTCAAAATCTAGTGTGACTAGTTGCATAAATGCCTTTAAAAAATGGTGGGCTACTTGCCATTAAAAATTAAATACCGTCTAAGAAATTTAGTTTTAAAAAAGTGCTTTCGCCCATTAACTTTATAAGATCGATAATATTACTACGAATGCGATAAATAGTCCAAGCATAATTCTATTGGTTATCTTCTCATCTTTTTCTATTTTATCTTCACTTTGATATGTTCCGCCCCATGCGTCTCTTGCTGAACGAGGTGTAGGTTTATCAAGGGAGTCAGGGTTAAAGAATCTCCAACCTTTTTTTGCGTTTTTCGCAAATACTTTACGTTGCCATGTTTCAAATTCTTGAATCGCTTGTCTTGCACTTGGGTCAAAATTATTCAATTTTGCGTCTAACACAATTTTTCTCCTTTTATTTTGCGTATTTTTCAAATTCGTTACGGCACTCGACCGAACACCAACGTCTGTCGTCTTTAATTGGTGTTTCACACCAGATACAATGCCCTGTCTGATTAGAAGGTTTTTTGATTTGATCATGTGCGTTCCTTATTCCAACATCGATAGCGTGTTGCATTAAATCATTTGCTATATCGATCTCATCACTCATCTTATAAACGTCTTATTTCTTGAGTCAATATAAAAGTATTTGCCCCAACCACTTCCTGTCCCTCTTGGTAATGCTTTTGGTAATTTAATAAGACCCCGTTTATCTAAATCTCTTACACGACCTTGACTGCCTGTTGCATGTAATACAATTTGATTACGAGTTGCGTTTGGATACTTTTCCATATATTGATTTACTAGTGCGATGAGTTCTTCATCTGTTTTTACTTTTGGATTTATTCCCATTTAATATTTTGCCTCTCCTACTAGATTAAAAAGTTCTTGTTGAATTTGTATTGATGTTTGCTTAGGTTCTTGTTCTAGTCTTATTACTTTAACACTAGGATTGTTTTCTGTAAACCACTTTGCCTCCTTGACAGACCATCGATACTTGCGTATGACTTCACCCTCATCGTCCACTACTGCGTAACTAAACGGAATCATGGCGTAATAGTCTTTTGTTCAAAGCATTCAAGGTGTGACTTCACATAAAAGTTAGGTCTAATCTCTTCATAGAGTTCACCTTGCACACATTTAAGATTCATTTTATATTTTGTTTGAGTTTGGTTATATTTCATAATGCCCCATGTAATACAACACCCTACAATTAAACCTACTAATATAAACCCTGTGCCTTCATACTTGTTATCCATTATTGTCTCCTATTTAAATGGTTTGCCTGTAATCCAACCTACTAATGAATAGCGTCTACCTTCTGTAATAGGTGTAACTTCATGTAATGTTGGTGAAGGAAACGCAACAACTGTGCCTCGTTCTTTCTTCATGACATCGGGATTATCATTCAAATGAATTTGTAATTCACCACCTTCATAGTCTTTAGGGTCTGATAATTGTAATACAAATGATAACTTTCTTACCGTTCCATTAAACATACTATCAACGTGCTTACCATAATGACCACTTGGTGCATTATATTCTGTGAATTGAAAGCCTTCTGTAAAACCAAACAAATCAAATCTAAAATAGTCTTCATTCAATCTTGTAATAATATCTGTGAGTCTTTGATATACCCAATTAATTTCGGGGTCTGGGGTAATCCATACCACTTTACTTTCACGAATTTCAGCATTGAGTTCACCTTTGTTAGATACACCCGCATTTATTTTCTCAAAATGTTCTGCGTAGTCAATAATCTTTTGGCACTCTTCGGGAGTAAACGCTTCATCCCAATATGCCCATGCGTTTAACTTCTCTACTTCAAAAGCCCAACTTGCGTTAGGTTGTGGTGATGGTTTTAAACTTTTAACTTCTTTCATTTATAATCCTCCGTTTGCGTCAATAAGACGTTGTGTTGATTCACGATAACTTTTTATACCTGTTATCTTTTCAATTTGTGTTTCATCTTTATAAAGTGGTGTGATCGTTATATGATGTTTCTTGGTAGGCAAATCGCGTATCCAAGACAATTCTTTCGGGCGAAATTGGGTTATCGATGACCACACAAGTTCACCATGTATGTTGAATTCCTCAATTGCCCATGCGTATGGATCTTGTTTCATTTTGATGTCCTAGTAAAAAACATGGTTGTTTATTATAACACGGGGTTTCATGCCCCACTGATTATTTAATGCTATATGATGAAAATTTGTAGCACCTTTAGAATAATCTTTTGCTTTTAAATTTAATATCTGATAAGCAATTTTGTAATACGATGTTCCCACAAGAGTCTGAGGCTCGGGTGGTTTTAGTTTACCATACCAAGAAAACTGATATGGTTTTTTCATTTCACTACAAATATTTTGTGGTTTAAAATCAGCACGACGATATAAGACATAGCCTACCGCGATCTGTCCTGCTAGTCCTTCGCCTCTTGCTTCCATGAATATAGTTGTAGCTAAACACGCTAATGCTTGATCTAGCATAGTGACCTCCTTGTTTAAGGGATTAAATTAGGATTGAGTTTCTTCCAAGTGAGAGATTAGGTGATTAAGATACCAACGTGCTTTGCGTAGATCTTCTAATCCATTTTTGTTATTCCAACGCCACATATACTTAAGTATGTTGCCTGTGTCTGTGGCTTCAATACCTCGTAGATATTTTGTTGCTTCTGCGATAGCATCAATGCACTCGATTGAACCTTGAGTGTAATGAGCGGGGTGATTTACATTATCTTTTACTTCTTGTTTCTTTGCAAACTTAATGGGTTTGCCTTTGTATTTATTTAATATTGTTCTTAATCTAGTCATTCGATCTCCTTTACTAGAGTCAATAGTGACTCTATATTACCCTCATTTACCATGATTGCCAAGCCTCCACAAGCATTTATCTGTTTCATGTTGCTAATTTGCAACAAGGTAAGTTTACCCTC